GATACAGCAAGAACGATGAAAGTAAATATATTTAACATACAGAGTTATAAGTACAACGTAGAACCCCAAACGTTTATAGACGATTGGCAAAAAGGACTGGGACCAGATACACCGGAAGCAAAGAAACTGTCGGTTCCGGAATTTATGGACGTGGTAAACGAGATTTCCAAAATTTCAAACCTGGATGCTATCTGGGCTACATACGACGATTGGGAGAAAGAGAAGTACAAGAACGAGTATTCAAACAAGAATTTGCCATATATCAAGCCGAACACTCCACTTTCTTTCCCTATAAAGGATTCTCCTTTGCTTATACAAAAAGCGTCAAAGAGCGACATGTTCATGAAGCAACGCGATTTTTCGGCTTATTGGTCTGAAAATTTGACAAAGCTTCTACAGGATAAGGAAGGATATGTAGCGGACAATGTGGTTGCACTGGAAGAAGAAATGTCAGTAAGGACAAAAGTACAGCCTATAAACATTAAGGTGTGGATATACTGCAAGGCTATAAACAAGGTTGTGGATGTAAGTCAGTTCGTTAATACATGTTCTACCGACAAGGGGTTCAAGAACGGCACGTTTTCAATCAACATAACTCCTTTCAAGGAAGCCAATATGTCGAATGTGTATGGTGCAGGGTATTATGATATATTCCCGGTTGTAACACCGAAAGGATACGACTATAAATCCTATCTTGAAAAGGTAGTACAGATAAACGATATAGTGTTTATCCGGTTTGAGCGGTTGAGACTGGAAGGAAGTTCGGACAGTGAAAATGCCAATGATTTGTTTGTACCGTTGAACAAGCTTGCCAATAACGGTCCGGACTATAATGTTTGGGATATGATAGGTTTTGTGGACAGTGTAATGGAAACCTATTCTTCGGAAGACAATTCAAAGAGTACCGTCATAAGCGGACGCGATATTGCAAAAATGTTTGTGGAGGACGGAAGTTATTTCATACCTTTGGAAAATGTCAATGATACTGTACAGAACTGGTTATTAAGAAAAACAGGTGGTGTATGGAATGGACGTAATGTGTTCGGTGGTGAGTATCAATTTGTATGGAATTTGGGGTACAAAACGATAAATGAATGTATTTGGTTTATTATTAATATAATGTCTTCTATCGGATTGTGTAGTGATGAAGTTTTTTCTTCATGGGGTGACAAGCGGATAACGGCATACAGTATTCCGGGACAGCAGGACTTGAAGGTGAGGGGAATATGGCAGATTGTTAAGCTGCAAGTGTCTGGGGATATAATGGAAAGGATTGTGACAGATACAGGACTGGGAAACCCGAACGGAACACTGATGCAGTACATGGAACGCATTTGCCAATATCCGTTGACAGAATTTTTCTTTGACACCTATATAAACACGATTGATGTCATTGTAAGACAGCCACCGTTTACGGAGAAGGCAATAAAAGACGCTTTCAAGTCGGAAAACTATATTACGATAACACCGGATAATGTAATATCGTATAATTTGAGCTATGACCCACGGGTTTACACTTGGTTCCAGTTGCACGCACAGAATGCACAGGTAGGTGGACGTGACAAACCAGGATTGGCTTTTGTTCCTATTGTGTACCTGGAAGAGTATGTGGAACGATGGGGTAACAGGAAAATGGATTTCGTGGACATGTACTGTATTCGCATGATACAGAACGGAGCGGAAAACCAGAAGATATTTTCTACTTACCAGGCAACAATGCTGAATGACTTGATTTATCTTGTCGAAAGCAACATGTATGTACCTTTTACCCGGTGCGGAACGATAGAGATAAACGGGGACAGACGCATAAAGGTGGGAACTTTCGTGCTGAACCAAAGTACGAACGAGTTTTTCTATGTGACGAACGTAACCAACACTATATCATTTAACCGTGATGGGGTGGACAGACGTACCGTTTTACAGGTGGAAAGAGGATTCTATGTACCTATACTTAAAGGAAATCTGATGGAAGCGGTAAAAAGAAACGACAATTCGGTTTCTGAAAAATCAGCGTCCGGATTTACACCCGATTATTTTAAGTTGGTGGATTTAAGCGGTTTGAGACAGAAGGCGAAGGAAGCGGAAAGCGGACAGATAACATCCTATGACAACCCGACGGTTGACAAGCAGCAGTTTGATTATTTTTTGAACAGGAAATATTTAGGAGGACTTGAATAATGGCAGGAGGAGCACCAAGAATAAGCAGTAACAATTTGCCGCCTATAATGAAGGGGTATATAATGATACCCACGGATGTAGGCAGGGAAGCGTATATAGATACGGTATTTAGGACGAATATAGTTGCCGTGATGATGGAAGGCGGTATATTCCGTAATGATGCACGTATTACCAACGAGGCTATCAATAACATATGGTTTCCCGAAAAACCGGGTGAGAAGGGATGCCAGGTAATGATAGCGAGCAGCGATTTTCTTAATCAGCCTACAGTTATAGGCACCTTTATAGGGAATGATGAGGTTCCGGCATGGAGCGAGGATGTTATACGGATGAAAAAACAGGTGGAAGGAGTAACTATGTCTATGACGATAGACCCACGCAACCAGGAATGGAACATGAACCTTACTTCTATAGAGAAGCCCGTAAATTTCAACGTTACATTAGGAGGTAACGAAAAACATAAGATAAGATTGCAGAGTTCGGGGGAAGCCGAGATAGTGGCTTCCAAGAAGGTGAAGGTAACCGGATATAACGAAGTCATTGCGGAAGTCGTTAATGTGGTCGAGGACGTGAAAGAAAAGGATAAGGAGATAAGGCGTTTCGCTATGAACATGGAAGAGGCTAATTTTACGTGGAAGACCCAGGACAAGACAACCGTAATAAAGGCCGACCCCAACACTGTAGACGTTAATTTCCACGACGGGAAAAGCCATATAACAATGGATGAAAGCGGCGTAGTGCTGGGATATGACAATGATGCGGAAATGATTCAGTTAACGCAGAACCTAATAAAGCTTATGACCGGACAGAAAGTCAATATAAACAATGCGAAGGAACCTCTAACACTGGCGAACACTTTGATACAGCTATTGAATAATGTGGAGAACCAGATAATGACACTAAAGAACGCATGGCAAACAGCGCTTGCAGGTTCGGGGGCGATGGATGGAGGTAAAGCCGGATTCGGTGCCGGGGTCGGTGCGGTAGCGGCAGTAAACCCGTTACAGTTTGATGGAATAAAAAGCACGGTAACTTTTTCGGATTGATAATAATTTTGTATTTTTGAAAACGATAAGAAAAGATTATGGCAAACGTCGCACAATCAGCAATACAGAAAGCAGGGTCTTTGATAGAGACAGCCGGAAGAGCTATACTTGCATCTCAATTTCCTAATGATTTTGAGGTGTATCTTTGTACGCTTGAACTGGCAGATTCAAAGAACAATACGATAGATTTTTTCACATTCCCTATTACCCCGAATGCGATAAGCAAGACGGAAGCAAAAAGGGAAAACATAAGGAATACGGCAGGGGGCGTTACGGTGTTGTCTTCTCCTACTTTTGTACCGCAGGATATAACGATAAGAGGAGATTTCGGACGTACTTTCAAGTTGTTGTTGTCGCTTGGCGGTGGTGCGTCAAGTTTGGCAGGAGCGGCCTATAGTCTGTCAGCCGGAAAATGGAGTTTAAGCGATGTTTCGGGGAAAAGTACGAATTCTTTAAAATCAGCTTCATTTGACCCATCTGTAAAAAATGGATATGGATGCACGAAGATATTGCAAGCTATCATATCAAAAAGTAACGGTGTGGATAAGGACGGCTTGCCATTCCGTCTTTACTTTTATAATATGGCTTTGGGTGAGAGTTATTTGGTAGTTGTACCTCCTACAGGGTTGGTATTGAATCAGAGTTTGCAGCGCAATATGATTTGGGAATATTCGCTTACAATGACAGCGATAGCGCCTTTGGAAGCTGTAGCAGGAGAACAGAAAGCAAAAACAGCACTCACTAAAATTTGTACGGCCGCAGCAATACAGAAAGGTGTGAACGATTTGGCGGCTTCTTTAGCAACATTATTATAAGAAAGGGGTGAAGGATGGACGTGGTAATGGAAACGGCATACGCCAAATTCAAGAATATAACCGGGTACGACATAAAGAAGTTCTTCCAGAGTTATGTGGACTTCTGCAACAATCATTATCCCTATATAGTGGACTATTACCAGGGAGGCGAGATAAACGCACAGTCATTCTACGAACTTGACAAGATGATTGCACAAATCAATATCGTAGAGCCTATGTTTCAACTCCATGAAAACAAGTTGGACGATATTTCTATGTGGGAAATATTAGACAATTTTTCGGAAGTGGAAACAAAGATATTGACAATAAAAAATTCTGACAGATGGTTAAGAAGTGCAACGCTTGGAAGACAGAACACTCTACAGCTTGACAAGCAGTTAAGGACAGGCGAGACGTTTGAAAATGTAGCGGAAGAAATCGCAATGACGGACCCGGAAGACGACTGGACCTCTATAACCACACCACAATACATTATAGAAGAGGATTATAAGGCAGGTCAAGGAAGTAATACTTTTGCTGTAAATCTTCGCAATATCGGTGTAAACTATGTGGATAATGTGGTAGATACACTGGTAGGCGAGAACGTGTTGGGTAAAGACATAGATACGGAGTTTGAGTTTAAGAATGATGATTTGAAGGTGAAGAAATTCGGTACATCTATGGAGCAGGCATTAAAAATCATATTGGAGGCTTTGAAAGGCTGTATTCCGGAATTCAAGGACTACGGACTTCCATCTGATTTTGTAGGTCAGACAACAAATGCAATACAATACCCGGTAATATTTAAGGCCCTTATGAACATGTTCCAAAGAGATAACCGATGGGCGAGTGCAGAGCTTCTTGATTTGGTAAAAAAAGAAGACGCGGTGTTTATGAAGGTGAAGGCTACAACCGTGACGAGAGAAGATTTTGTTATTAATGTTCCTATTTAAATATATTTACAATGATTACTAAAACAGCGAATACGATTGCAAATTTAAAGAATTTGTGGATTGAAATGTTTTTAAACAAGACCGACCGCGTTTCAAACATTGCGGACGGTTCTGTACTTAATGGCGTCGCTTATGGTACTGCAAAGGTGGCGCAAAAAGCGATAAAGGATATTGCCATAGTGGAGGCGCAGATTTTCCCAAAGTCGGCAACAGGCGAATATCTGGACAAATCAGCCGCGTTGTTCGGTGTAAGTCCGAGAAAAGAAGCGCTTGGTTCCTCTACTTATGTACGTGTTTTTGCCGAGCCTGGCACGCATTATGAGGTAGGGACAAAGTTTATTTCAAAGAATGGAGTGCAATTTACTGTAGACCAGCCTTTTACGGTTGATAAGTCGGGATATGGATATATCAGTGTAAGAAGCGTTATCACCGGGTCTGCTACCAATGTGGAGGCGAACAGTATTACCGAAGTATCACCAAGACCGTTGACACATATAGAGTGCACGAATGAATATGCAGCTATTGGTGGACGTGATTATGAGGACGATGAAACATTCAGAAACAGAATAATAAATTACAACAACAAGCTTTCCACCGACACTATGGAAGGCTGGACGCAAATATTCCAGGATTTGGACCCGCGCATTTTAAAGGTTATGAATGTCGGGCTGGGTGAGGACGGAAAGACGCACATCTACCTTGTAACCCAAAACGGGTCTTTCTTTACGGACGATGAATTGGAAGAATTGCTTACAAAAGCTACACCCTATTTCGGATTGACCGAACTTGATTTGCAGGGGAATACGCTTGGAATTGTGATTGAAAACGCAAAATGGATGTATGTAGGTGGTGAAGAGGGGGTAGATTTCCGTGTGGAATTGTCACCTAATGCAGTGATTGCGGATGTAAGAAAAAATATCCAGATTGCAATGACTAAGTATTTGGATTTCCGTTTCTGGGAAGCAGGCAAAAAGGTAGAATGGGATGATTTGCTGGAAGTTGTGAAGACTGCGGAAGGCGTGAAGTATGTACCGGACGAATACTTCTTCCCCTATTTTGACGAAGAAGTGCCTTTGAATATGTTGCCTCGTATTAAGGGATTCAGAATGCGAGACCTGGAAGGAAACATTCTGTATGATTCGGGTAGCAGCTTGTCTAATATTTTCTATACGGCAGGAGAAAGCGATATATATAAAGGCTCTCAATCGGTTATAGCGTCACAGAAATACTTGTGTTCGTTTACCGTAACCAATACCAAGAATGTAGCCGTACCGGGTGCATACATAACAATAGGAAACAAGGTAATCATTACGGACAGTAACGGTACGGCCAACATTCTTTTGGAAAATGGGGAATACTCGTACATATTATCAAAAACGAACTGGACGCAAAAGACAGGGGATTTTGTCGTTCTGAACAACCCTATTTATATAAACATAAATGATTTCATTGCAACACCCTATCCGGTTACGTTTACTGTATATGAAGGAGAAGCGCCTTTGCAGGGTGTCAAGGTGACGACAAGCGTGTACACGTCTGACGATAAGGGACAGGCGGTCATTAATTTGGAGCCGGGAACCTATGAATACAAGCTTGAAAAATCGGGTTTCCAGACCATAGAAAGTGTATTTACGGTTGAAAATCAGCCAGTAGATATATTTCAAAGAATGTTCCTTACAAAAATGAATGTAAATTTTGCTGTAATTGACAGAAACAGAAGTATTTATATTCCGGAAGCAAACATCACAATAAATGACATAAAGGAAAAGACGGATAATGAAGGGCAGGCAAGCATGGGGCTGCAAACCGGGAAATATGAAATGAGGGTTGCAAAAGAAGATTATCAAGACCTTGTAAAGGAAATTGAGATTGTCGGAGAAGACCCTAATTGTATTCTCGTCGAAATGACGGCAATTCCTTATGCGATAAAGTTTACAGTACTGGATTCTGCTACCCATATGGTTTTGGAAGGAGCAACGATAAAGATAAATGGTTCTACCTATCTAACAGACAAGGAAGGTATAGCGATTATAAGCTTGCCGAACGGAACCTATGAATATACGGCTTTCAAGTCCGGTTATATGTCCGTTAATGATTTTATAGTGGTGGAAGGTTCGGAAGTATCTAAAATTGTGGAATTGGAACAGGCTTTCTATACATTCCGCTTGACTGTACGGGACATTGAGAACGGTAATTATATCCAGGGTGCGGAATTGCAAATAAACGGAGAGACGCGTGTCACGAACGTCAATGGTGTTGCAAGTGTGACACTTGGAAACGGTGATTATGAATATACGGTAACGCACAGAAACTATAAGAGATATACCGGAACGGTGACTATCAAGGACCAGGATGTACCGGAAACAATTTACCTGGAATTGAGAGACACGGTAATAACATATACCGCAACGGACGCGATAACGAAGGCTCCTATTTCTGGTGTATATATTGAATTGATAAACAAAGGGACTGGAATTAAGGTGGATTCTGGCTACACGAATGACATAGGTGTGTTGCAGCTTGGAGCGGAAGCAGGGGAATATACCTGGAATGCGACACACAGATATTATGACGCAGTAGAAAACCAGGCGATAACACTCGAAAAACTGAAGGATATAGACCTTCCTTTCACTATGACAAGAAGGGAAATCGAACCGGAAGTTGACGTAATAGAGAATATTCCCGGTGTGTCCGGTGATGCTACTACAGTAAGATTCAGTGGCGAGAATGCGGCAGAAACATTATCCAATGATAGTTATTATTACATAGTTCATACACCGGAAAACTTCGTTGTTCCTAACAAAGGAGTGACGTTTGATTTGATGGAACATGTAAAGACTTTCAGACGTGCAGAAATTGGTGGTGAGGATGAGCCATACGATTTTACAAGTGGAGGTGCTGAATTGAAATTCAATATATCGAATGACGAAATAGCTTCTTTGGAAGGTACGATGTTGACAGTGCAGCCGAATGTGACACGTGATGCAGAGCCAAGGGCTTTCTATGTGGACGTGACGATAACGACCCCGGTAAGCCAGGTGACTGTAAAGATAACTGCTGAACAGAAAGCTGCTCTGAACTTTAATCCGGTTAAGGCCGGAATTGTCGTTTCGGTAAAAAATATGTACAATGATAATGTACGGGAATATACGACGAATGCAGCAGGAAAGATATTTCCAGAAGTGATGCCGGGAATTGACTATCAGTTGACAATAAAGGAGAAAGGTTTCTATGAGAATGAAGGTCTGCTAATCAAGAACTGGGGCTTCGGTGCGAGTGTACCTACACTGATGGAAATAACGGCTTCAAAAAGGCTTGAATTGAGAGTAAAACAGCAGAATACCCTAAGACCGCTTGAAAATGCGACTATAAAGGTGTCCGGAATGTCACTGCCTCAAACCGTAACATCCGGAAGTGATGGTTCGGCAAGAGTGTACATTTCACCTATTGTAATGAGCTATGAGTGTACAGTAACAGACCATACGAAAAAGACTGGAACATTCACACCCCCGTTGTCGGCTGATTATATGGATATAATCATGGGTTATGCTGCAATGATATTCAGTCTGACATTGACAGCAAGTAACCCCTATTCCAAGGCGGCAGAAAGTTGTCCGGTAACGGTTACGAGTGCATGGAGCGGAACATCTTCACAATCATATAGTTTTTCTGGAACAACGGATGCAAGCGGACAATTGACATCACAAGGAAATGGAAATTTCAATATACCGCCTGGAAATTATACGATAACCTATGGAGGTGGAAACAGTAATTTCGACGGTAAGACAGAAAATATCTATCTACCTACGGACAAGACGCATTCAGCAGTATTAACAAGAAGAACGAAATCAGTCACATTCACGGTAAAAGAAATAATGCCCTCTATTTCGACTACAGTATCCAATCCGGTAAAAACAGGTCTCGTGCTTGCATGCTATTACAATGACAACGGTACATCTTCCGGTGCGAATGTAACGACGAATGCAAGCGGACAATTTACAAAAACAGTGTATGCAGGAATTGCAGAACGTTTCCAGGTGCAACCAATAGGATTTTATTCTGGAAACGGTGCAATAGCTACAGTCAATTATAAAGATGCAAACACAAAAGACCTTGTATATACATGTTCAAAGAGAATTCCGGTATATATCACATCCAATCTGTATGGTGAGTTAAGTGGCGCGTCAGTGACGTTCAACGGAATGTCTGTGAACCAGACAGGAACGACCGATACGGACGGGATAGTGCAAATGTACATATCTCCGGTAAATATGTCTTACAGTGTAAGCAAGCAACATTACAATACCAAGACCGGGAATTTCAAGCCTACCGGAACAGAAACAAGAATGGATATTGAATTGGAGGCGAAGGAGTACCCGGTCACTTTCCATGTGTCAACACAAGGAGTTTTGCCACCGGACGGAATTTTGGTACGTGTGACAAACAACGTATTGCCAGATATCGTGTTTGAGGGCGAGACGAATGCGGAAGGAACGATAGTCATGCCGAACGTTCCGATAGGTAATTACACCTATTCAGTTCTTGCAGGTGAAGTCACTACAGACACATTCTTCCATCCTCAAAGTGAAAGCGGTACAGTGTTGGATGTTGAAGTACAATATGAATTGATTAACGCAGGTATTCAAGTTTCGGAGGTGTACGGTACGGCAGGAAGAGCGTACTTGTCAAATCAGACCATTACAATGACATCCAAGGCAGGAACGATAAAGCTTACTTTGGATGAGAACGGTTATACCAATCAGTTATTGATAAAGGGACTGGAATACACGTTTACGACTGATTCATACCCTAATTTTTACAGCAATCCGACACAATCCTATACATGGACCGAAGACGGTGTGATATGGCCGTTCGACTTGAATGTGACCTCAAAGATAACGGTCAATGTAAAGGATGTATATGTGAAAAACAATATCCAGGGAGTAACGGTAGCTTACAATGAACAGGTAGTGACAACGGATGCAAGCGGTAACGCTTCATTGTTCCGGTCAGCACTGACAAAGGACTATTCTTTGGATAAAGAGGATTATAGTACAGTAAATGGAACCATTACACCTACCACGGCTTCACCACTCAATGTCACGATGCTAAGAAACAAGCATGTAGTGACGATAAATCAGTATGAAGTAATACCAGGTGGAAGTAAATTAGGTATTAATTATACATTGACTTATACATCGGCAGCAGGAAACGGAACGATACCGAATGATAGTCGAACATTTGAGGCGTATTTAGGTATTCCAATTACATTTATTCTAACGGCAGCGGACAGAAGACCGTTTTATACGAATTATCAGCAAACACATACATTTACATCAGCAGGCGAAGCATGGGATTTGAATCTCACTTGTGCAAAACAGATAACAATCAATGTAAAGGATGATGTACCTGGAACGAATGTACAAGGAGCTACGATAAACTATTTTGCCCAGACAAAAACAACAGATGCAAGCGGTAATGCAGTTTTCTATTGGAGTGGCAGTGGTAGAAGCATATCGGTAAGTGCATCAAATCTCGAATCTTATACCGGACAGATAGCTCACAATTCTGCGAATCCGTTCAATATTGTAATGACACGTGTAGCCAATCCAGTTACACTTGTAGTAAGAGAAGTAACGCCAGCACAAACAACTTATTATCAGAACTTGCAGATAAAATACACGGCAGGAAGTGCAACCGGAACACTTACTACGGATGCGAACGGTGCAGTGACATTCAATGGATATATAGGTACGGAAATGTCGTTTACGGTAGTGGGACATCCGGAATTTTACAGCAACCCGACACAGAAACACACCTATACAGCCGCCAATCAGTCGTGGACTATGGATTTGACGGTAACGGCAAAGATAACTATAAACGTCAAATCAAACGTGCCAAGCGGAACAAATTTGAGTGGTGCTACCGTATCATATTTTCATCAGACAGGCACGACAGATAGTAGCGGAAATGTATCACTGTATAGGAGTTCTGTAACGAGAAAAGTAGATATTACAGCGACATATCACGGTAATTACAGAGGCAGTATAACGTCAGACACCGCGTCTCCGTTCAATGCGGTAATGACACGTTCAACCGCTACAGTAAGTCTTGGAGTGAGTGAAGAAGTGTTATTCAAATCACAGTATGTTTTGGAAATAAAGACTTCTACCGGAGCAACAAGTCCGGGATTAGGAGGTTTTTATTTTGGTACGCCAACAGCAGCTAATAAGGAATTTGTAGTGTTTTTCCATGCAAAAATTCCTACTGGATATAGTTTGTTTTTTCGTAGTAATGCAACCGGAACAGGTGGTAGTGCAACAATAAAATGGCTTACAGACAATAAAGGAACAGGTGTATGGACTTGGTATGCTCATTATATAAGATGTGGTTCTTCCGGTGATTTTTCAACAACCAATTTCTTTAATTTGGATGGAGGAAGTAAGCCAGTTACATGGCAGATAGATACAGCATCAGTATTTGATATCAGTGGAAGTAATTCGCAGAATAAATCGTATGCAGAAATAACCCAAATATGTACTGTAGACAAAATGGTTTCTGCAAATAAAGATTTCTTATTTAGTAATGGGAATAATGGCATTCAAGTATATAATAATCAAAGTAATAGTGTTGTTACAATAACAAGAAAAGCGTTTACATCTAATACGTTTGGATGGACTGTAGCTCTTTATTCATCCATGAAGATGAATTTTAGTCCAGCAGCTTCTACAAGTCCATTGACGTTAGATACGAACGGCAATGTATCGTTTGTATGTTATTTAGGTACACCAGTAACATTCACACCAGTAACAAGACCTAATTATTACAGTAATCCAAATACTGCACTGACTTATACGGCAGCAGGACAAGTGCGGACAATACAATTGATTTGCAACCAAAAGATAGTGATTAATACAGTAGCGAACATCTACAATACAAGTAATGCGCTTTCTGGAACGATTACCTACTTCGGGCAAACCCTTCCGTCTGGTGGAAGCTTCTATAGAAGTGGACTTGATAGACAAATGACCGCTACGGCACAGTATTTTAACAATTATGTAGGAACAGTGACTGCCACACAGACATCACCCTATACAGTGACGATGAACAGAACGACAAGGACGGTGACACTGACGGTTGTAGAGAAAATTCCAAACATCACCACTACCTATGCTTTAAGGGATGCGGTGATGGTTAGAAGCGTACCTACTGGTTCGTTGGATGCAAGCGGAAAGAAAACAAATACGGTATATGCAGGTATAAATTACACCTACACACCGAAAAACAACGCAAGTTATTACAGCAATGCAAGCCAGGAATGGACGTGGGTATCTGAAAATCAATCCTGGACTATGACATTGAATGTGACGGCACGTCTTACATTTAACATAAAGAGTTCTAATTATGGGACAAATATAAGTGGTGTGGCTGCGGAATGTTTCTATCAGACCGGAACAACGGACAGTAGCGGTAACTTCACCATTTACAGAAGTGGTATAAGTAGAAGCTACTCATTCTCCAAAACGAACTATAATGCGTTATCCGGTACGTTATCATCTACACAAGCAAGTCCTCTTAATCTGAAAATGAGTGAGACAAGTTCTTCTATAACATTCACCATAAAGGACTACTATCAAGGAGCAGTAAAAGGAAATGCGAACGGATGTCCGGTCACAATGACGAATTCGCAATTATCGTCAATCAATTTTACAGGAACGACAAACAGTAGCGGACAGGTGACGTTCGGACCAATGATAGCTGGGAATTATAACATAACATGGGGTGGTGGTACGAGCTATTGGGTATCAAGTACGGGAACAATAACAATGCCTCTATCAGCGAATACAAGAAATGCAACGAGATTGACGAAGAGTGTAAAAACTTCTTTCCGGTTAAAGGTACCACTTTCAACGCCAGTATTAGGATGGTGGAGAGTGAACACATTAGTGACGCCCGCATTTACGACAGCAGGAAAGACAGATGTATTGGCACTTGCTTTAGATGGGAATGCATATAGGGATGCAACGTATACATTCATTGCAGGTATAACGACAACCATAGCCGCAAACAGGTTGGGTTATTTTGTGACTGGTACAACAACGACCGAAACGACATACAACATCACCCCTAATTATAATTTCAGTAATATAGGACATAACAATGACTCTACAGCGTTTTATTCTACTGCAATAAAGAGTATAACAGTGACAGTGCAGAATAGCTACACAAATGCTGCTGTAAGCGGTGCAACGATGAAAGTATATGGTATTAATGGAGATAGTTCAGATTCTAATAATTATGCTACGCAGACTGTAACGACGAACAGTTCTGGACAAGCAACTATATATGTATCTGGAACAACAATGAGATACGTGGTAAGTGCGACAAGATACGTGACACTGAACACGACGAACACGAACACCTCTAATTTTACAATCAAGCTGGTACCAAGTGAAGTGACGATAACGATAACGGTAAAGGACGCGACCACAGGAACAAGCGTGGGAAGCGGATGTATAGTGAAGCTGTCAAGTAACAACACCAGCACAGCATATAGCGGCACTACAAATTCGAGTGGACAGGTGGTACTCACAATAAAGCCGGGTAACTATTGGTGGGAAGCAGGAGGTACGACAACATGGGGAGCGAGCGGAACCGGGACATGGAATTATCCGAACCGTTCCACTACCTCAATCTCTCTCGTCAAAGACCAGTCCATAACGATAGAGGCTCTAAAGGTAGGGGTGTGGGTGAATGATGTAGAATCAGCAAATATGAATCCATATTTCAGCCAAAGTCTACCATCTGGATATTACACAACCTTATTAATGCGAAATGTATCGCATGATGTTTTGGCTATCAGTAATTCATTTGCAATAGCATTTAAATCACCATCGGGTGTTTATTTTGGATTTTCTTGTGCAAATACACAGTCGTCAAGTCTTCGAGAAACTTCCTTAATAAAACTTACCCAAGAAAATTATACTCTTTGGGAGAACAAAGTGTATATAAATGATTTATCACCGTCTATCCCTATTTTAAATGGTGAAGCATCTATATATAATGATGATAACGGTAAATTATATATAATTAATTATGCATGTATATTCCAGTATTCTCTTTATATAGGTTCAGTGGATATGTTTACGACTGCACCTAACGCAGTAATCACTTATAAAAGAAGTGATAATGCTTATGTTTTAGGACTTTCGTCAAATAATTTATTAAAGTTGCTCAATAATTATTCTATATTAAAAGCAATTGCTACAATAACAGTTATTTCTACTGCCAAAAATAACTGGCGTTACTACAGTGTATATGGTTATAATAATTATTATTTCATAGTAGGAAGAGTTCAAGTTAAAACGGGAGGTACTACATCATCAAATGAGCGAATTGATTATAGAGAGCTTACTAATTATCCATACCCAGATTCAATAAGTTGGAATCATATTGGTTTTATTAAAATAGGAGAAATTAATAAAAAAGCAATATTGTTGGGAAGATTATTTAATGAACAAGTGACAAATAAATTCGATTATTTGATTTATGTTGTAACTATGGGAAATACAACGGGTATAGAAATAATGGATATATCTAACTGGGCTTGCTATTATAATATTCCATCTGTAATTACAGAAATTGTCGGAGGAGATTGCTGGATTTCACCCGATTCAAAATGGTGGTTCTTTATTTCTACTTCTTCTACTTCAGTTTATACAAAAGGATTGTATTATGTACGTGCCGCAGATAATTCTGTATTATTTACAGAAACCGGATTCACGAATAAATCGTATGTAATATCTAAAAATACAGATTCTGTATATCAAGCCACAAAAGAATATTACATATTGAAAGTCAAATTCAATTCTAATTCTGATAAAATGATGGTTCTTGGGAATTCTTCTAAAGGGTATTTCGGTGATGGTACTTTAACAGATACAACTTATATCGAAGGAATTCAACCCGATATTATAATGTGCTTTATATTAGATAAATCAAAAAAGCAATGGAAACAACTGTCACATACTAACGTAGGATTGAGTTCATTATGGGACAAATATGCAGCTTCCGCTTCAAGTTCTGGTAATACTTACAAACCTTCCTTTAATTTCATAAATAATGAAATAATTAATTTCGTTTATCCAGGAGGACAACCTCCTTATACTTCCTACAGTTATAATTTAACTTGGGGGGAATGATAGATAAATTGGTAACTATATACCTAAACATTCTTGATGTAAATAGTATATAGTTACCTAATTTATTTAATCTCCAAAACTCAAATTATATCTATATGCGTTAAACGGTTCATTTCCTCCAGGATACATAAAATTGATTTCTCCATTTACAAAATTGATTAAAGGTTTGTAAATATTACCTTTACCTCCAGATGCAGAGTTGCTATAATCATTCCAAAGTGTATCTCCTCCTACGAAAGAACTGTTTAATTTTACAAATTTTTTCTGATTTTCCACCCAAATAAAATAAAGTATTATATCTGGCTGAATACCTTCTGTATAACTATAATCAGAATCTCCTGTAAACGCACCTTTAGAAGAATTTCCAAAAATCATTATTTTATTAGATTTGCTATTGAATTGAACATCTAATATATAATAATTCTGACAAGCATTCAAAATATCTGTACCTCCTCCTTCCATTTCGTAAGAAACTCCGGTCCAACCATTTTCTCCAAAAAGAGCTGACGACCCTTTTATAGTATGCAACCCTTTGGAAAACCCTTGATAATTAGCTCCGCTTAATGATATATAGAATAACCATTTCAAATCCGGAGATACCCAATAATCACCACCTATTACAGAAGTAATTGCAGAAGGGATGTTATAAAAACATTCCCATTCACTCGTTAATACTAAACTTTCTCCATTATTTTTTACATTTCCCGTCCACAATCCGTAATAAAATTTAGCATGAGTATCTCCATATAACCTATCTTGTGACTTTACCAAGATAATTACTTTTTTATCATTACTTCTTAATACTAACCATCCCATGTGTTCTACTCTATTTTCATTTGAATAAGGATAACCCTTAACATCCAAGTAACTAATTCTGTATTCTGTTGTATTCATTCCTTCCATTATTATTATGTAAAAATCAGAATTACCTTCATTCCCAATAATGAAAAAACGTATACGGGTTGATGAAGCAGTTTTAATAACAGAAGCATATTTTCTTATAGAATAATTATTAAAATATTTATAATGGTCGCTTATTGCATTACTGGTGGTATAATGACCCGATGTATTTTTACCCCATTTATCACCTATTCTAAAAATAGTACCTATCATCCAATATATGCTATTCCCAATAATATAAAATATAAATGCAGTTGAACTACTTTCATTATTAATATAATATGTAGGGGAAGATATTGATATACCTACTTGTACTCTTCCTAAAGAAACCGGATAATCACTTGGAAGATGATTGGTAGTATCTGTTTTATATAATTCAGCAGCACCGTAAGGGGAACTGCTCCCTACAAAATTATATAAATAAACAGTCTTCCCAAATATATCCATATTTATTCCATAATATACCGGATATACAATGCCAAAAGAGTTGCTGATAGCATATAATTTATTTTCATCACTCTCTAAATTTATGACACCCGTATAAGCCCCTTTATATGGTTTGTAATAATCATTTATATACGAAGAATATTGTTCTACTCTTCTGTTCGTCACCCACACCCCTACCTTTAGAGCCTCTATCGTTATGGACTGGTCTTTGACGAGAGAGATTGAGGTAGTGGAACGGTTCTACAGTATTTTTTCGTCGTGTTTGTTTTCGTAATATCCAAAATTAATCGTATTTTTACCGTGCAATTAATTGTAGTTCAACATGGAAGTAAAACAGAAGAAAGAAAACCCGTGTGGGGGATTATTTTTACCCCAGTCCACACCTATATATGATAATTTGCCTTTCAGTCGTTTTTTCGAGGAAAACGACAAGGAAGTGATACGGTGGGCAGAAAACGTGCTCGAAAAACTGGAAGGAAGGGGGATTTTGCCTACATTCTTAAAGAAGAAAGAGAACGAGGATTTCCGTGCGTTCTGGGGAACCATAACCCATATATTCGCCTTGATAGTATTGTATGCAAGACAATACAAGAAGATAGATACAAATCAGATTCTTTTTGAAATGTTCATTCAGAACAGGGGTCTTGTTACTAACATGGTGGACAGCCAGGAACAGATGAAATATCTATTCTACAATTACCTGGAAGAATATTCAAAACGCGGAAGGCTTGACATCATAAGTAAAGAAGGTGAGATATTGGGTGAATTGTTGCGATTGATAAGATACAATTCTTTGGATGAGTTTATATTTGCCTTGTTGAGACCGGAAGCTACAGGGTGGGCGATGGGTCACAGTTCACCTACATGCGACCGGACGAATACGGTAATGAATGTATCAAAAGCGTATGAATATACAAAAGGAGTAGAGGATTTGAATAATTATCCTCTATTGATACCGGAAAGTATAAGTATAACGCAGGACGAAAACGGGGATAATGGAGAGATATTCAACGCTATGACATTTTTTGGTAATCAAGCCGTGGGCATAGACGGAAGGGTGGATTTGGACAAGCTTATAATCATAGACCCGAACCTATCCTACGAAATATCATTGCAAGTAAAAGTGTCGGCTACGGACAATGAAAACCTTAAGTTCGGAGTAGCTGGGTACGAGACGGTAGACGGAGAGCCGTTGTCTATGGGAATATTGGAAAACGGACAGATAACCGGAAGTTCCCTTTGGTTCCATGAAAACGAATATTTGGACATAAAGAATGACGGCATGTATTACTACATAAAAGGAATACTGTTGTCAACGAACGAGAAGTTTTTGAACGCGCCTACGCTTAATTTCCCGTCTGGACGTGCTTTGTCGATAATGCCGGGAATGAAGTATATCGCACCTATATTTATCCAGGAAAGAACGGTCGGAAATCACCCGTATGTATATATATACGATTTTCATGTGAAACCCTTATATCTGCCGTTTTCACAAGGATATTTGGGTGAACGTGACATTATAGCTGCTTACTATAAAAACAATGCATATCAGAGACAATTCACTGTAGAGACATTCCTAAAAAATTACCTTGTTGGATATAAGAACATATTCGGCAGTGAATTGATACGTCCTTATGTAGGAGAGGAAGAATATCAGATATTGTTCAAGGTGTTTTCAAACCGAAACAAGTACATACCAAATGCAAGGATTACGATAAACGGGGAAGAGCTTGTAACGGACGTGAACGGTGAAGCAAAGATAACGTTACCGCGCGGACAATGGTATTATGAGGTGGAAGCCGAAAACTTTGAAAACGTGGAAAACTCCTTATTAGTGGATAAGGATGCTGTAGAATATGTACAGTTAATGGGAGCCGCCTATGAACGGGTGGTTACGTTCTTTGTGCGCGACAAGGAGACAAAAGACTGGATGCAGAACGTGAAAGTGTCCTTTGCAGGAAAGGTGCAATATACCGGAAGCAACGGTATAGTGACATTTGAGGTATTCCCCGGTATATATGAATATGTGGCAGAATACGAGGACTATTATACGGTAAGAAGAAATGCTGAAATAGTGGATTCTACCAATATCGAAATAGAGATGGAAAAGATACCCTACTATAACGTGACTTTCCGTATAAGGGACGGTGTGGAGCCAGTATCGGGTGCATCTGTATTAGTGACGGGTGAGGGAATTCCTAACCAGACTGGAAGCTCTAATGCGCAGGGACTTGCAACCGGGTTTATATATCCGGCAGGAACGTATCATTATAAGGTCGTGAAAGAAGGATATATAACCGTGGAAAAGGATTTTACCATATACGGAAACGCGGTTATAGACATACAGTTCAATCCCATACCGAAATACAACATAAACTTTGTCGTGAGAAGCAACGGGTTGCCCGTAGCGAAAGCGGATGTTACTTTTAACGGCACAACCCTACAGACGGAAAGAAACGGGGTTGTGACATTTGTAGAGGTGGCAGGTTCTTATGCCTGGAAGGTGTCAAAGACGGAATTTAACGGGCAGGAAGGAACGGTGGAAGTCGTGGATAAGGACGTGACCGTAGAAGTTGACTTGGTGCAGATAGGCTATCTGATTGATTTTTATGTTACGGACGATAACAATACACCGCTTGACGATGCTTTGGTTACTGTAGGTACGGAATCAATAAGTACGAGTGGAGGGCAGGCGCAATTTGTCCGTATATCGGGCGGTTATAACTGGACCGTACAGAAGGAAGGATATTATACGAAACAAGGTGTTGTGACGGTGAACGGAGAGAACAAGAGAGTGGATGTGCAATTGAAGCTTGTTACCTACGACATCATATTTACCGTGAGAATGAGCGGACATCCCGTCAAGAACCAGCCCGTAGTGCTTGGTGTAGGGGAGGATGAACAAACGGTCAATACGGACGCGAGCGGAAACGCGGTCTTTAACCGTGTGCCGGGCAGTTATCCGTGGAATGTGACAAAGACGGGGTATGAGCCGAGAACAGGAACGGCAGTATTGATAAACCAGCCTTTAGCCATAACGGTAGACCTTGTTAAGCAGACCGGAAAACTGACGGTAACGGTATTGGATGTGGAAACGAACGACCCTATTAGTAATGCGGTAGTGACGATAAACGGGGAAACGAGATATTCCAACAACAACGGTATCGCGGCAAGCTGGACGCTTGAACTTGGTGTGTGGGAGTGGAGCGCGTCTCACCAGGACTATAACCCGGCAAAGGGGAATGTGAACATAACGGCAGGAGACAATGCCTATACTATAAAGATGGCAGAAAAGGCGTCCGTGCCGTTTAACGTGACGTTCCAGGCGACTATAGGAAGTGCGCAGGCTTCTGGGGCGACAATCGAGATTGTAGGACAAAGCGAAAAGTTGACAACGAACGAATTAGGGTTGGTATCTACGCAATTGTTTTCGGGTACATACGATTATGTGGCAAAATATCCTTATTGTTATGACGTGGTGAATTCGTTTACCGTGTACAATTCGGACACCCGTGTTCCTATCAATTTTACCGTAAAGAGGGTGAATGTGAGAATACAGGTTGTCAATGGCAGCAATATAGGCATAAGTGGGGCACAGGTGACGTTTAACGGAATGACGCAATATTCCGATGGACAAGGATATACGACCTTCAATGTGAAGGCAGGAAGTTCCGGTACGGCCACGGCAAGCAAGCTTCCCCAATATAATGAAAATAGCACATTCGTATCAGTAGGAGAATACGATACAAGTGCGACGATAGTTCTTGGCGTAAATACCTATAAAGTTATTTTCGACGTGGTGGACGAGAAAGGTATTTCCATAAGGAGCGTGCGTATTGTATGCGGAGGTACGGTAAAGAACACGGATGGAGCCGGGCGTGCGGTATTCGGAACATACGTGCCGCCCCAGACATTAAGCTGGCAGGCGTCAAAAGCCGGATATCAGAGCCAGAACGGTTCGGTAAGCATCAATAATAGCGACGAATATGTTAACGTCGTAATGACGCGTAACAAGTGCCAGGTTACATATAACGTGCGCACAAAGAACGGCTCTCCTATTTCGGGTGTTACCGTAGAGGACAATATAAGTTCGGGCGTGACAAGTTCGAGCGGTACGGTATCATGGATGGTTCCGTGTAATGATACTTATGCGTGGGTGGCTACAAGTCAGAACTACTTTACAGAGAGCGGAAGCTATATGGTAGGTCCGGAAGAGTTCAGCAAGACGATTGACATAATAATGGAAGACGGTGCGGTACTGGAAGTAAGCGTGTCAAGCGGCACGAACATAGTGTTGCCCGTACTTAACACTTCTTCTACCGGATTGAACAATCTTCGCGTAAAGTGGGGAGACGGAGACCAGACATTAGGAACAAGTTCGCATACCTATAGTTCGGGAGGAACAAAGATAATATTATTCGATTTTAACGGGATGTCGGCTAATTTATCATGGAGTGCGAACGGGTTTTCAAGTTTTCAGAATTGTTTGACAAAAGTAATCAAGTGGTTTACTGAGGATGTGAGAACGTCATGGGGAAAGGGAGCTTTCCAGGATTGCAGTAGTCTTGAATCGGTTGTAAGTTGGACCACAAGCCTTATGAGCGGTTCGGCAGATTCGTTCTTTTATGGATGCAGCAGTTTGAGAAGCGTTCCAGCAGGATTGTTTGATTTTATAACAAGCGGTACATTTGTTAGCACATATAGAGATAGTGGGCTGAGTGGTTCAGTGAACTTGTCGAGTGTGCTTGCAGGGAACTTGATAAATGATTACTCCAGTTGTTTTTATGGATGTAAAAATATTTCTTCCGTAAGCGGACAGTTAAGGACGTCAAGTAATGGAACGTCTTTGAATTATATGTTTGCCGGATGTAGCAGTATGTCAAGTATAAGTAATGATATTGGAGCGACGAATATAAAAACATGTATATATATGTTTTCCGATTGTTCTAATTTGCAATCACCATGCAGAATAACGTTCAGATATGTTTCGGGAGAGGCAATAAACGCATACGGTTTTTGTAATGCTTCGGGCGTATCGTCATTACCGAGCAACATGTTTTCCGGGACCGTGGGTGAATTGTTTTTGGGACAGGCGTTTTATAAATGTACCAATCTGTCAAGCATAAGCTCTGGTGCATTCAATTACACGACGAATGGAGGTACACAATGTAACGAAATGTTTTACGGCTGTACAAGCTTGCTGAATGTAAGTGGTGTGACAATCCCCGATATTAGAAATGCGTCCGGTATGTTTCGGAATAGTGGTTTGACTACTATAACATCATCCTTGTTTTCTGATTCTTCGCAATGTAGTTCTTACACATATTGCTTCAGTGGTTGCAGGAATCTGAGGACGGCAGGTTCGCAGGGCAATCCTATCACACCGCCCGAACATTCGGTGACGGTAAATATTAATAGTATGTTTGAGAATTGTTCTAATTTGTCGACAACCGAATATGCTTTCGGTGATGTGACTGTAAATAAACCTGGACCTACCAGAACAGATAATAGTTATATAGAATCGGGGGTACTAAAACATATGAATAGTTGCACAGACGCATTCAGCGGTTGCTCAAATATGACGTCTCAACCGAAATGGGAATGTATAGTGGCTGGAGTAAAATTACCGACAGCTTATATGCCTTTGTTCTTCTATTTTGAAAAACTATTCCAACCGTATCAATTCGGTTTTCCGGATGTTGACAGTCTCCCTAAAAGCGGATGTTTCAGAGGATGTACAAGGATGTATAATTACGCAGATTTCAACAGAAATTATCCCGAATGGTTCTAATTTTGTAAATAAAATTTAAAATTTTAGTAACGTGGCACAGATAAATGTTAACAGAAACACTTTCTTAGAGAAAGAAGAGGTGATGAACATGCAGTCTTTCTTGCAAAACTCTCTATTAGGAAAGATTCTTATTGCCGGAAGCTATACGTTCGGCATAGTGACAAACAACCCTACAAAATTCAAGTCCGACTTTGAGACTGTGGACACTTTTATAGACAATAAGGCGTTTGAGGTCCAGCAGGGAACACAGGGGGGAACGGTGAAGATATTGCCGGGTATGGCGGTAAATTCATTAGGACAGGTAATAAATATTGCCAACATATACGATAATTTTGCTATTCCGGCAGACAGTGTGTATTACTGGCTGAAAATCGGGTATTCGACAAAAAACTATGAAAACGGATATGTGAGTGTCAACCAGAAAGGGGTAGTGACCGGAACTGTAGACTTTTCCGGCAAGGTAAGAGGTCAAGCAGGGAAAACCCCGGTGGCTATAAAGTTCCTTAAGGACGACGGTTCACAGCCTTTAAATAACGGTGTATACGAGATAGTCAACATAATAGATAACAAGAATATTGTACTAACGTCTGAATCCGATTTTGTTGCGGAAACAAACTTGCAGGTAGTAATACTGGGAACAGTACCTCTTGGAAAGGTATTCACGGACGCGCAAATGGAAGGGCTTTATACTTATGATTGGTTTACGTTGGGGCTGACACAGGAAGTGACTTTGGAACAGCCGCCTACCAAGTCGGTAAACGAGTTTTACATAGCAAGGGTGAGAAACAACGGTGGTACAGTCACGATTGACAATACGGCAAAAACGGAATATTGGTCTTTAGCAGGCATGCCGAAACCGAAAGAATAAGAAAGGAGGGTAAAATGAGACTATTATATACAGTAAGTTCTGGATATATGGCAGAACAGCAGAATGTTTCTTATTCGTTGGGTGGCTTTGCATCTTCCACGACAATACCTAACGACATGTTCGGTAATTTGTTTGATGAATTGAGTGTAAACACGATAAGAAATGCGAGAAACGAATACCGGGCTATAGTGCTGCACAATGACAGCCAGGAGGTGGCAAAGGGTGTAAAGATATGGTTCGAGAACCCGGAAACAAATGTGTGTTCGTTCAAGGTGGGTGCCGTGGGAATGATGGAAAGTGAAGACGGAAGCCGATATATGGGGAGTACACCTAATATATACAGTAGACCCTATACAGTCCAGTTTTACGAGGCTACAGAAGAAAACCCGGTGTCTATCGGGGATATGCAGCCGGACCAGATGATAGGTATTTGGGTGGAAAGGAGTATAGACAAGGAAAAGGCTTTGGAAGAGTATAACAAAGTGGCAGAGAGGGATTTAGCTACGGAAACGAGATATAAGCCTATTCAGAAGGAAACACAAGAAATGTTAAATATGCAATTTTATTGGGAATAAGCACTTGCGTATGTCATAACATAATCTTATCTTTGCATTGTGAGATTAAGAGATGAAAAGTCAAACAAATAAAAAAGATAAGGTTATGAAAGCAAGATTTTTAGAAAAGTTCATCATGATGGAGTTTGTAAAAGGGAATTTGGATTCACAAGAACAAGTTAATGAAATGATAACTCTAATACAAAAGAAATTGGGTATATCGGTAGAGAATGCAGGAGATTTTTTAAGAAAAGCGGTTGGATTGATTTAACAATAACAATTTGTTTTCTTCATATTATAGGGCTATGTTTGTAGCTCTAATTTTTTAAATCTAAAGAAAATGGCACAAAAATTGTCTGCCGGATTCATGGCAGAATTATTCAAGCTTGTATATATGGATTTGAGTATTACCCGGATAGTGGTAAATCATCTGACTTATCAGTTAATACCCAAAGAGTGGGCAGGATTCAAATTTCTATTAAAAGAAGCTACGGAGGTATTAAAAGAGAAAGATAAGGTTCCTTCTTTAGGTGTTGTTTCGCAAAAATACGCTGACAGCGATTTTGTAATCGAGGCGGTAGATGCTGTACAGTCAGCCGCCAAAGTAGACAAGGAAATCATTATAGACCAGTTGGAAGCATATATTAAAGACGTGGAATTCCAGCTACTTTCTAAAAAAGTACATGATTTGTACGAAGAAGGAAAGAAGGAAGATGCTATACGGGTAAATGCGGAAGAGAGCCAAAGAATATTGTCCCTATCATTAAGGCATGAAGCAGGTGGTTTCCAAAAGGTTTTTGCCGATTTTGACAAGAGAATGAGAGGAAGACGGGAAGAGGAAGACGGGGAAATTCCGTCACGTGTAATGTTCGGACTTGATAAGATAGATGATATTTCAGAAGGTGGTGCCACGATAGAAGATACCGTATTATGGATTATGAGGTCGGGTGTGGGTAAATCAACTGCATTAAGATATCATGGGATGCAGGCAGCCTTTGATGGACACCCGGTCTTGCATATACAGTTGGAGGGTGGTGCGCGTGCGTGCCTGGAAAGATACGACCAGTTCTGGACGGGACAAAAATACGGGAATATCCGAAAGGGTGTCATAGATGATAAGCTGGCAGAAAAGCTTGACAAGGCGTTTGAAAACATAAAATCCTATTCTAAGGACATAGATGTATATTCGTTTGAAAAATTCGGGCAGGCTACAATGGTGGATGTCCGTAATGTGATTGTATCTTATTACAAGAAAAACGGTTATTATCCGCATGTATTGATATTGGATTCTTTGGACCTTGTGGCAACCGGGACAAATAGAGTTGTAGACAACAACCCTACATTCAAAAAAGAAAAATTACAGACATGTGCACAACTTTTGAAAAACTTATGTGTAGAGTTTAAAATGGTGGGATTTACGGCAGCACAAGCTGGGAATGTGCCGTTGGAAATATGGGACAATTCGGACAAGGTAATAGATAGAAGTTATACGGAAGGGGATAGGACATTGGTAAAGCCGTTTTCTTTTGTGTTTACTGGGAACCGGACAAGAGAGGAGAAGAAACAGAACATAATGCGTATTTATATGGATAAAGTACGTGATTATGATACGGTAAAAGATACCTTCCCTATTGTGACGGATTACGGCAGGGGACGTTTTTGTGACAAGGCGCTGACAGCCGAATATTACGGAGGTGACAAGGGTTTCACATCCTCTACTCCTAATAAAAAGACAAGAAAGAAAAAGGATGAAGACGGTGAAAAGCAAAATGATGTTAAAACAGAGATGATTTAGACATACTCACTTGCTTATGTCATAACATAATCTTATCTTTGTAGTGTCTTCTTAAGGGAGACAAGAAAAAGAAGTCAAACAAATAAAGATAAGGTTATGTATAAGACAACTTTCATTTCAGCAGAAAAATTTAACACAAGATGTTTAGGGTTGATAAAAACGAGGTAATATCCGAACTGAATCTATCTTTGTTCGGGGCAAAGGGGTTCATGCAAGACCGGAACAAGGAATGCCCTTTTTGTAATAAAAAAGGGAAATGGGGGATAAAATTCAACGATGCCGGGAATAATGGTGCATTCCATTGTTTCAAATGTGGCATGAAAACCACCTTAAAAAAATTCTTGGAGAAGATAGGAAGAAAAGACCTCATAAAGCAGGATTACGAGAACACGATAAAGATGCAGAAATTGACCCCTCTAATAGACGATGAAGAAGAGGAAACAGCAGAGGAAATCAAGGAATGCACCCTTCCTAAAAAACTGGAATATATAGAAAAGGACGAATATTTGGATAAGAGGGGGTTTGTGAAAAGATATTATGAAGAATTCCGTCCGGCAGAAACAAAATTCTTTCTTGAAAGAAAGCTGCACGATAAGTTCATATTCCAGTTTACAATGAACGGCAAATTAGCCGCATGGCTGGCACGCTCAAAGAAAAGTAAGGAGTGGCACGAAGAGAACCTTCAAAGATTCAAGGAGGGCAAAGAAAAGCTTGTATTGAGGTATGAAAATTCACGTGACGGATTCTCCCATGTGATAGGAGGATATGACAATATAACGGACGAGACGGACACGGTTATAATCGTGGAAGGAATGTTCGACTACATATCGGTAGACACGAAGCTGCACCTCTATGAATCACCCGACATAAAGTGCGTGTTTACATTCGGTAACAACATGGGGTTAAGCCAGATAAGGCTATTGAGGGACAAACCGGGCATAAGGAATGTGATTCTAATGTACGACCCCGACAAGCCGGAAATGATTAAGACAGTATCAATGACCTTACAAAGATATTTCAATGTACAGATTGCCGAACTGGAAGACAAGAAGAAAGACCCTGGAGACGCGACACAAGAAGAGCTTCTAAGGGCGCTTGACAATATGACGGAACCGATTAATTATTATACTAAGCATTTATAGTATTGATTTTTTGCCATTTATCCTAATTTTTGTTAGATTTGTCAAAAATAAGGATATGGAAAAATCGCGGAAAATCAGTCTGGAGCAGTTTGTAATTAACTTGCAATTGGAGTATTTGAGTTGTAGATTACGCTCGATAGTTTACAATCGAATAGAAAGTGTAGAACTTGTGAAGATATACAAGGACATAGCGGAGAAGAAGAAAGCAAAGATTCTGAACTTGAAACAAAGGTTCCGTCTTGGTACGATGTTTGACAGTGACAAGGCGTTTTCAGATTTTTACTTGAAGGAATTTTTGCAGGAATACGGGTTGCCGAACTTGCAATATTCGGAGAAAACGAAAAAGTCGGTTATGTTCTGGGACAGGTTCCACCTATTGAAACCAGGCACTATAGTGATATACAAGGGAAGGGAATATAAGGTGAAGATAAACCATCCGAATGACGATAATGTGGTGATATGGGTTAATGACGTGCCGGAACAGATACCATATACCTACTTCAAAATGAGATGGTTAGAAAAAATCGATATGAAAGATTTAAAATAATGGAGATAACATTTGTTTATCTCAAAATTTAATTATTATATTTGCATCACGATTAAAAACAAAAGATATGAACTATTTTGAGTATGAAGAAAAGGCGGCTACCACAGCTTGCTATAACGAAAAAGTGGCTTTGTCCTATGTGACACTTGGTTTGTGTTCGGAGATGGGAGAAACCTATGAGAAAATCAATAACGAGGCAGAAACGGAAGAAATCTCTAAAGAAATCGGAGATATGTTTTGGTATCTTGCCATGATTCGCAAAGAGTGTAATCTTGATATTGAAGGTTGGGATTGGAAAGAAGCTTTGACAAATGCGGAAGGTGCAGGCGTGTTTGATTTGCCCGTGGAAGTCGGAAAGATTGCAGACCAGGTTAAAAAGTGGTTGCGTGATGATTGGAAAGAAGCCGAGCAGAATGTATTCCCGGAAGCAAGAAAGAAAGCTGTTTTGGAAGACTGGAAAAACGCCTGGAAGGTTATAAACAGTATGATTAACCGCGTCGGTCTTGATACGGAAAAGATTGCCGAGCAGAATATCGAAAAACTGTTTTCACGCAAACAGCGTGACAAAATTCATGGAGCAGGAGACAACAGATGAGAAATTTTGACAAAATATTAATGACCGGGGCGCAGGGTACAGGGAAAACAACCCTATTGAAAGCCTTGCAGAACGAACCGGAATTTGACAACTGGAAGTTTTACACGAATGTTGTCAGAACGATGGTTGAAGAAGAAGGGATAACCATTAATGAAGAAGGCACGTCCGAATCACAAAAGAAAATATTCGACAAATACACTCAAATAATGGAAGATGCCATGAAACAGCCTTCCATTAGCGACAGATGTATTATTGATGTGAATGCCTACACTTCATGGCTTTTTGACAATTGCAGCCCAAAAGACCCGGAATACAACAACCTGGCAGAAGAAGATTTCAAGGAGAAACGACAGATTGTAAAGCGGAAATATGAATTCCCTTTGCTTGTCTATCTTCCTATCACATTCAGATTGCAAGGTGATGAGGTCCGTTCGGAAGATGAAGAATACCAGAAAGAAATAGACCGGAAAATAAAGCAGATTGTCGATAATTACGGAATACCCTACATTTCTGTTTCCGGTTCAACGGAAGAACGAGTACAGCAGATTAAAGATGCCGTATTCGGGAAAAAGGAGGACTGATGTATGGAATTTTCTTTGTTGACTTTAAGAAATGTTGGTCGGAAGCTTGGAATACAGAATGTTTCCGGATTCAGAAAGGAAGACCTTTTGCAACAAGTTGTTGAAAGACTGGAAGCAAAGGGAAAGACGCTTGAAGAATATGCAAAGGAGGTATCTGTAAACACCCAAAAAGGGTATGTAAAGAAAAAGTTCAATCTTTCACCTAAAGGAGAAAACCCGTACAAGAAAGGGAGTATATCATATAAGGTATGGGAAGAACTTGCAAAGAATGACGGTCGGTCATTCAGCCGGATTGCAAAAGAGCTGGGAACGCATTACAACGTTGTTTCCGTTTGCTGTAGAAACCATTTTGACAAATCATAAACTTGCCGTTTTTTATTAGATTTGATTTTTCACAGGGAGTGTAAGTAAATACGCTTCACTCCCTTTTTATACCCTAAAAATATGGATGAACTGTATAAAGATTTAATCAAATATTTGGAGGATAACTTTCTGTCTTTCAATGCTTTGGATAATTATATTATAGAGATTGACGGGCAAACATTCGAGTTGTTTGAACCTTTCCAATGGGACAAAGAGGATAACGGAATTTTCTTTGACGATTCGTTCCAGTGGGTAGGAGACAGAACGGAATGCGACAACTATGTCTTCCGGTTCGGTGATGTATGGTATTACCTTAAAAAGGGAGACGAGAATAAAGTAAAACTTAACCGATTGCAGTATATCGGAAAGGCAAATTTGTTTGACGAAAGCTTGAGATTTGACACCTATATAGGTGTGCACGGCAATTTTGAATTGATGAACGGAATGCACTCTTATTCCGATTGGGTAGAAAAAGCGAAATTTTTAGGAATAAAAGCGCTTGGTATATGCGAAAAGAATACGCTTGCATCAGCGTTCAAGTTTCAGAATGCGTGTCTAAAAAGTGATATAAGACCTATATTCGGTATGGAAGTTACTGTATATAACGAGCAGAAGGACGTGCGATATACAGTAAAGCTGATAGTCAAGGACAAGGAGGGATGGAATAACCTACTGAAAATAAATAAGATTCTGAATGTCGACGAAAAAGGCTTTATCACGGAAAAGGAATTGCAAGAAATGAAAGACGGGTGTTTCTTGTTGTTTGACCCGAAAACATGTATGTTTGAAAATCTCCCCATATTGTCAAGAAAATGGAACGATACCTATTACCAGCTTGATACTGTGGAATACAAGAAGAATGACCGGGATAAAAAATATCTTGACAATCTGAAAAAATTCGTGGGTGTATATAAACCCGTGGCGGTATGTGACGCCTGGTATCTTGAAAGGCGGTATGCCCCTATAAGGGAAAAGCTTAACAGGCTGGCAAAGGTTGCGAATTATGAGAGTGACAACCAGTATATGAAGAATTACCAGGAATATTACGAAGAATTGTCAAAACTGATATTGAATGAAGATAAGTTTTTCGGACTGTTTGAAGAAGCTTTGGTAAATCTTAATTACATATCGGTAAACTGTAATTATTTGCTGGAAACACAGGTAAGACACGCACCTAAATATGTAATGACGGAAGAGGAGAAAAAGAAATATGCTTCCAATACAGAAATGTTTGAATCGCTTGTCTTTGACGGACTGGCAGAACATCCAGAAATACTGGACAGATACAGCGAAGAGGAACTGACAGAAAGACTTAACACGGAAATATCCATCATAGAGGAAGGCGACGTAGTGGACTATTTTTTGATGTTGAGGGATATTATTAGATGGGGAAGAGACAATAACATTTTGGTCGGACTTGGGAGAGGCTCTGCCGGAGGAAGTGTCGTATCTTATTTGCTTGGAATAGTAAAAGTAAACCCGTTGGAATATGAATTGCTATTTAGTAGGTTTTTGACAAAAGGTCGTTTAATTAGACATGAAGAGGAAGAGATAATAACGATAAATGGAGAAAAGGAAATATCCGGGAATACCTTTATAAAGATTGTCCGGAATGACGAGGAAATGATAATTAGAGCCAAAGAGTTAAAAGAAGGTGACGAACTGATAAACGAGTAATGGTATGATAGTAAAAAATATTGAAATAAAGCGTCGGGCAAAGACCGTATTAGGGTCAATGCCCGATATAGATACCGACTTTCCCGGAAGAAGACGGGATGAAATAAAAGCCTACATGGAAGAACGGTTTGGAAAGGAGCAGGTTTGTTCGCTTGGTACCTACACCACCTTCCAGCTAAAAGAAGCAATATCCGATATGGCGCGTGCAGATGGCATACCAGTACAGTTATACAGATGGTTTACCGCTTGTATTGGAGATGATAAAGAAAAGACGATAGAAGAGTTTTTCAAGACTGTATGTGGGAAAGAGGACCTAAAGAAGTTTGTCAAGGAACATACAGAAACGTTTAATGATATGATGGTTATTCTTGGTTCGCCTAAAAGCCAGTCAGTGCATGCGTGCGGAACCGTAGTGTTGCCGGACGGGAAAACATCCTATGAGTGGATGCCCGTACATACACAAAAAGGGCTTGTGGTTACAGACTGGGAAGGTTCAGAAGTGGAAGAGGCAGGCTTCTTAAAGGAAGACGTTTTGGGGATTATCCAGTTGGACAAGTTCGAGGAAATGTTACGCTTGATAAAGGAAAACCACGGAATAGACGTTGATATATACAGTCTTCCTTTGGATGATAAGCAAGTGTTTGAGTATGCAGGCAAAGGATGGCTGGGCGATGTTTTCCAGCTTGGTTCAGCCGGATTATCTGGATATTGTGTAAAGATGAAACCGGAAAACATAAACGAACTGTCTGCATGTGTAGCCCTCTATAGACCCGGACCTATGGAAAACAATTTTCACAATGAATATATTTTGCGGAAGAACGGGGAAAAGGACTGGACGGAAGAAATGCCTATAGGTGGGGAAGAAGTGGTGGAGAACACTTATGGGCTGATGTTGTTCCAGGAACAAATTATGTTATTTTGTCAAAAATTAGCAGATTTTAACTTAGAGAAGTGTGATTCAGTTCGGAAAGTTTTAGGTAAAAAACTATTACAGAAAGCAAAGGAGTACGGGGATGATTTCGTGAACGGGTATGTAAAGAAGTACGGTTCTAAAGGAGTTACAAAAGAATATGCGGAAAATCTTTGGAAACAGATGGAGGAGTTTGCGAAATATTCGTTTAATAAGTGCTTGCATGGAGACGAGAAGATTTACCCTAATGAATTAACAATCAAAGAACTGTATGAAAAAGGAGTTGAGGACATTCCAGCAGTAACGATGGGAAAGTACGGTGAATTTATTCCTACCAAAGTAAGGGGAATAAGATATGCAGGGAAACGCTTCATCTATAAGATACAAACGAGCGACGGGGCAACAGTGAGATGTTCCGGAAACCATAAATTCCCTACACCGGAAGGATATAAATACGCTTTCCTTTTAAGAAAGGGAGATGTGTTGTATACCTATAAACACGGAATGAGGGTAAATGTGGAAGTCGTTTTTGCTTATGTGATGGATGTGGAACCGACCTATGATGTTGAGATAGACCACCCGGAACATAACTTTGTCACTGGGGAAGGTGTCGTAACATGTAACAGTCACTCCGTATGTTATGGTATGACCGCTTATATATGCCTATGGCTTAAAGTACATTATCCTATTGAGTATTGGAGTGCTACATTCTCGTTTGCGAAGGACGAAAAGATACCCTATTATGTAAACGAAATACAGCAGTCCGGTGAGATAAAGATACATCCGGTAGACATCAACAAGTCAGATGTAAATATCGTGTCCGATTACCGGACAAGCAGCATGTACTGGGCATTCAATGCAGTAAAGCAATGCGGAGAAAGGGCGCAGGAATATATATCGGAAGAGAAAAAGAAGAATGGTCCGTTTTTCTCCTTGGAGGAATTTATAGACCGATGTGTGATTAAAGGTAGTCCGGTAAATAAATCTGTCATTGAGAACTTGATATTTGCAGGCGCATTTGACGAATTAGAGAATATCCAGGAACCGAAAGACCGTTTGGCGCTTATTGAGATGTATCGTGAGAATAAACGGGTCAAAGTATTGGAGGATAAGGATTTACTTACCAATATTATGAAAGTTCGCAAAGAACGTAATAATTGGTGGTGGCTGTTGCAGCAAAAAAGAACGTCCGGTTTTGCATTTTTTGATTATTATGATTTGGTGAATGAATATCATATGCCTAAATTAGACGACGAAACGGAGTTCCAGGACGTGTCTCAGATAAAATTTTGGGACACAAATTCCAAGAAAACCCGTCGTGCCGTGATAGGCGGTTATGTAATTGAGATAATAGAGAGAAAAAGCAAGAAGGGTATATTTGCCACTATAGTATTGGAAAGTAATTATGAGTTTATAAATGTAACTATTTTTCCAGAGTTGTTTGAAGAATACGGAGAGTTTTTAAGGGGTAGTAAAAAGAACATTTTGTTGGTTAATGGCGTGATTGTGTGGGATAAGTTTAGAGGAGAATATATTTTGCAGGCGAATGTTAATTCATTGTTTACAGTATTGACGTAAAATATTTTTGATATGAAAATTATGGTAGAAATCGGTACCAAGACCGTTGTTTTGGTATCACCGGACAAGGACGAGGAGATAGAACTCGATGATGTTACGACAATCAATTACTCGAATCTTTATGGAGAGGCGGTAACGGTATCTGGATTGCTTAATAAAGTCGGTCTGATGAAGGTTGAATATGAGAAGAAAGCGAAGGAAGAGAAACTGTTTTGCGATGTGTTTGCAGCTAATTTGAGGAAGAAATTAAGGAGGGAAGCGGCTACAAATGGAGGAAGAATAACGATTGATGGAGAATCTTTTAAGCTGACTGAAAAAGGATTGGAGGACGCTATATTACTCAATGAACAGTATCAGAAAAATCTGATGAATCTTATTGAGATAGAATCGAAGCGAGACAAGTTAGACACCCTATTTTGGGCAGTACAAAGCAAGGACAAGAAACTTAACAATTTGTTGCCAAAGATTGTACCGCAAGACTTTGAAAAAGAGCTTATTGAAGGAAAAATAAATACTTTTAAGATAGTGAAAACCGATTATTAATTTTTAAAAATTTTGTGTTATGGCTTTTGACAGAAGTAAGTACAAGAAAGCGAGTGTAGAATCAATTGATGAAACAGTAGGGAAAGCAGCCGCAACAATGGGCGGTGGTTTTGGACAGGGCGGCAGGGCCTCATTTTTTAATCTGAGCGAAGACGGAAGATATGTATTGCGCGTATTGCCGTCGTTGACAGGAAAACCCTATATGCCGAGAAAGACGGTTAAACTTCCTATCGAATGTGCGGTATATGACAAGGACGGGAAAGACACCGGAAAGAAGGAAATTAGACAAAGAGACGTCTTTACTTCTGATATCCACAGCAACCGCATGAACGGTGAGGATGCAGTATTAACCTATATCAGTCATGTGTATAACCTGGCAAATGATATCCAGGACAAGGACGAGCGTGCAAAATTCCTTTATCCCATCAGCGGTTACCGCAACAAGCAGAAACAGTGGGTATGGGGCATGAAGGCCATGCTTAACTATGTGGCTTATGTATGGGCAGAAAATGACGTGTATCGCCTTGATTTGCGCCCGGATTGGTGGAAGAAAATGAAGAACATTTCTATGGAGCGCGCAGGCGGTTCTGACGATGGTATTATTAATCTTGACATATTTTCTGACCCGGACGAAGGCTATCCGTTGATTATCAATGTTACTACAGACGAAAACAAGAAAAAGGGTTTTGACATTTCTTGTGGAATGCCGGATGCTAATAAGCGCCAGACTTGGGACGATTTCTTTGAGAAAAACCGTGTATCAGACGAAGTGTTCGGTATTATGGAAGAACTCCCTACCCTGGATGATATGTATGTGGACGTATTTTCACGCAAAGACTGGGATATGCAGTTGGAAGGATTGGAAAGAATCGACGAGGAACAATCATACGGTATTTTCCAGGACGACGTATTCTTGAACAAACTCGAAGAACTTGACAAATTGGTTCCGGAAGAGGACGAAATCAAGGAAAAGAAAGCTCCTAAAAAAGCCCCCGAAACAAAGAAGGTGAAAACGGAGGAACCGAAAGAAGAGCCAACAAAGACGGAAAAGAAAGCAGGCGGTTATCCTACATTGACGAACCTCAAAAAAGAACTCCGTGCCTACATTGCCGATAACTACGAAGACAAGGAATTACCGGAAGAGTTGACCGTAGCCGAACTCCGTAAATGGTACGACATTGCACAGGAAGGTGGCGAACTGCCTTTTGAGGATTACGAAGAGCCGGAAGACGAAGAAAAAGGAACAGAAGAGACGAAACCGGAAGATACGGCAGTTGAAGAAAGGGAAGCATCAGCAAGCGTTCCTAACTCTATTGCATCACGGTTGAGAAACTTGAAAGCAAGAACTTCAAAATAAATCATACAAGGAAGGGTAATTTCTACCCTTCCATTATTCCTATTATTATGAAAAATCTTTACAGAATAATTCTCATTTCGGGAATGATAATATTACTCGTATTGTTATTTCTATCTATCAAGAAGGCAAGGGAAAACGAAAGGTTGATATATGAAGTAGAATTCTATACTGATTCTTTGAACCGATACACAAAAATTTATAATTCTGAAAGCTTTTCTAAACTGAAGAAAGAAAACAAAGAATTGTACAATCAATTGAAGGAAAAGGAAGCACTTGTAGAGGCAGTGGAATTTGAATGGAAATACAAGTATGAAGGACTGGAAAAGCAGGTTTCCGAATTAAGAAAAACGGACAGCCTCTATACATTCAAGGAAGAAACCGATACGGTGGGATATGACTTGCAGGTATGGGCTACACACCTGGCAAAGTATAAGATTAACTTTAATATAACCAACAAGTTTTTATTGACAAACCAGCGTATAGGAGACAATAACCGTATGGAGATAACGTCTCAGTTGCCCGGAAAGATAGGCGATGTCACGATGTGGACCAAACCGGAGAAAAAGAAAAGATTCGGTTTCGGTGTGTCGGTAGGTGCCGGATATGGAGTATTCAATAAGGATTTTGATGTGTTTGTAGGATTAAGTGGAACTTATTTAATTTGGTAGTAAAATGTTTGTACAGATAAACAATAAGAGGATAAAGATTACTTCTATCAGTAGATATAATGACGAGGGGTATTCACAGTCAACCAAGAAGTTCAGAATAGCTTTAAAGATTTCCAATGTCTGGGAGAGCTTCTATTTTGACAAGGAAGTAGAGAAAGATAATGTTTTGAAAAATCTTGACAATACATTAAAGGTGACTGCGTTATGACAGGAAAGATAATAATAAGCACGGATTGGCATTTGAAGCCGTCCAATATCGGAGAAATAACGGAATTGCAAAGGCAGGAATTGAATGTAGCAGAAGACAATGGTATAACCAATCATGTGTGGTTAGGTGACATATTCGATTCCCGTATATCACAGAGACAAGATGTTTTGAACGCCTTTTCCTCTATTCTTGACATGTATGCGAGGATGGAACACAAAATATATTGCATTCCAGGAAATCACGATAAGAGCGACTATAGTTCGGACGAGTCGTTTCTGGATGCGTTCAAGTATCATAAAGGGTTCAGATTGATAACTGATTTGGACGCTTTCGAGATAGGTGGTGTAATATGCTATTTTATGCCGTTTTTCGACAATGCGATATGGTTAAAAGGGATGGGCGATGTGTTGAAGGAAAAGAATCATAAGACACATGTACTTTTTACGCATATCGCGTTCCAGGGAAGCAGGAATAATGACGGTAGCGAGGTAGAAAGCGATATAAAACCTTCTTTGTTTAAAAACTTCGGTATGGTATTTTCCGGACATTACCACGATTTCCAGGAAATAGGAAAGAATATCGTGCACTTGGGAAGCATCACCCAGAACAATTTCGGGGAAGATGATAAAAAGGGGTTTTGGTTATTGGATGATGATTTGACATACGCGTTTATTCCGTCAAAAGGAAAACGGTACAGAAAAGTCACCGTGAACCTGGAAAACACGACTTTCAAGCAAGCGGATAAGATTGTAAAAGATTTTCAGAAGAAAAACAAGGAAGATTTTATTCGTGTTGAATTCGTGGGCACAAAAGATGCAATTTCCTCTATCGACAAGGAAGAATATAGAAAACTTGGTGTGGACGTGAAAGTTAAGTCCGTAGAACTGGAAACGGAAGAGGTGGAGACAGCAGAAGAAATCAAAGCTTTGTCCGGTTCCGATATTGCAGAAAAATTCAAGGGATTTTGCGAACAGAATGATTACTCCTATAATGAAGGAATGGAAATTTTAAAGGAGGTGTTATAATGGGATTGGAAGAATTATTTGGAAGAATAGAGAAACGTTTCGGAAAGGAAGCGGTAGTAGGCAACGATATAAAGGTAGACACTGTGTCTTCCGGCAGCATGGCATTAGATGAAATATTGGGAGGCGGTTTTGCGCTTGGAAGAATACACGAAATATACGGAGGATTTTCGAGCGGCAAAAGCTCTGCGGCATTGCATCTAAGTGCATCCGTACAAAAAACGCTTGGAAAAGCGGTCGGATATGTAGATACAGAGCAAGCGCTTGACCTGGAATATGCAAAAGCGCTTGGAGTTGATTTAAGCCGCGACAAGTGGATAATGTCTCAGCCGGACAGTGCGGAACAGGCACTTGAAATCGTGCGTGAGATGCTGGAGGTGCCGGAAATCGGATTGGTAGTGCTTGATTCGGTTGCCGGATTGGTGCCGGAAGCTGTTTTGCAGGGTGAGGCAGGAGATGCAAAGATAGCGCTTGTGGCGCGCCTTATGTCACAGCAGTTAAGTATCTTAAAAAACGTATGTAAGAAAAACGGAAACATCCTCCTATGTATCAATCAGACGAGGCAGAAAATCGGGGGTATGGGATTCGGTCCTACAACAACCACACCAGGAGGCGAAGCACTTAAATTCTACGCTACCCAAAGAGCGGAATTTGCCCGTATAGGCACGGAAAAGACCGATGGAGTGGCAACGGCCAACAAGACACAAATAAAGGTTGTAAAGAATAAGATTGCACCCCCTTTCCGTGTATGCCAGGTAATGTTGGAATACGGTGTAGGATTTGATACGGTACAGGAGCTTATAGATATGTCTATAAGAGAGGGAATTTGCTCTAAAAAGGGTGCCTGGTTTTACTATGGCGAGACACGTTTAGGACAGGGAATGGATAACGCTAAAAAAGCGTTATCGGATAAGGATTTGTTTAATGAAATTAAAAATAAATTGATAGAGACGTTATGTATCCCGAAAGATTGATATTAAGAAATTTTTTGTCATTTGAAGAACTTGATTACACCTTTACAAAAGAAACTTTGGGTGTGACTGGGGAGAACCGGACAGAAGAAGACCAGCTAACAAATGGAGTGGGCAAATCTACAATCGCACAAGGCTTGTTCTACGCGATATATGGCGTTAATCTAAGAGGAAAGGAAGACAAAAAACTGATACGTAAAGGTACGAAAGAAGCCTATACTAAAGTTGAAATATTTTGTCAAAAACGGAAAGAAACACTGATAATTGAGCGTACAATTCCGTTGAAAAGTTCTTCCAAGGTATCTTTGACCTTAAAGAAAGATGATACGGAGACACCCGTAACAGTAGCTACAGTGTTGGACGCGAATAAATACGTGATTAATTGGATTGAGATTACACCGGAAGACGCCAAGTCCTACTATATCGTAACAAAGGGTAATTATTCGTCTTTCTTTCGTTCTTCCAATACCGAAAAACTTGCCTTAATAAGCCGCTTTGTCAATTTCTCCAATATTGACAAAACAAAAGGTGTGATTTCTGAAAAGGTTGGAATATTGGAACAAGAATTGCACAAAGAAGAATGTTTGAAAAATGTCGCAGAAGGCAAGAAACAAGCTTATGAGGAACAGATTCAGCAAGTGTTGAACGAAGACCCGGAAGAAAAGAAAAAGGGTGTAATAGGCGAAATTCAGTCCGAAATATATTCTTTACAAATTCTTAATGAAGACCTTGTAAAGACACGCATTCCCAAAGCGGAAAAGAATATCGAAGGTGTAGACAAGGATATTGAAGGGCTTGTAAAGCTGAAAGAAGAAGTGAACAAGGAGCTTGAAAGCTTCGATATGGATGTTTACAAGGACACCTATAAGGAGATAGACACGGAAATAGCCGGATTGAAGAAAGACAAATCGAACAAGGAGGAAAGGCGTAAAGATTACGCATTGAAATTAGCTGATTATGAGAAGAAATTACAGAAGGTTGAAGTATTGCTTTCTGGCGTCATTGTGTGCCCTAACTGCAATCATAAGTTTTTTATGGATGCTGACAAGGATTTTGAAGAATTGGAGGCTGACAAAGAGGCTTATAAAACAGCCATTGACAAGAATACGGTAAAAAAGAATGAATATGAAGCCTCTATAAATGAACTGGAGGACCTTATCTCTCAATACCAGGATGTAAGGAAAGAAACGGAAGAGGAAGAACGTAAACTGCGTGTCCGTCGTGGAAAAGTGGTTGACAAGATGATGGAGGTTGAAGACCGGATAAGGGAATTTGAACGTGAAAAGAAGGGGTATGAAAATTCCATTGTAAAGATGCGTTCAGAGGTTGAAACAAACCGTTCCCTTATTGAATCAAAGACCGGGTATATAGAGGAGCTGAAAAAGCAGAAAGCGGAAAGACCCTCTATTAAAGACCAGGAAAAGGCGGTAGAAAAACTTTCCAAGGACATAGAAGAAGGTAACAAAAAAATTCTTGACATAAAGAACGGTATTTTTAAGGTACAGCAATGGGATAGCCGATTCAAGGACTTTAAGATGTATTTGGCAATGGAGCAGATAAAGAATATCCAAAGCGCGGCCAATGATGTACTAAAGAAAATGAAAAGCGATTTGCGTCTGATGATTGAAGGTTTCAAACGGAACGCGAACGGAACATTGAAAGAGGAGATAACGCCCTATGTTTTCCGTGACGAAATGGAAAGCTTTTTCTTCTATTCGGGCGGTGAACAGGCACGTGTGGAAGTGGCTCTTATCATTGCAATACAAAGCATGATTAATGCCACAAAACAATATGGAGGCATGGATTTTTTATTGCTGGATGAAGTGTTGGAAAGCAGCGATTCTTTGGGTATAGAAAATATAATAGCTTCTACGGAGTTTTTGAAACAATCAATATTGATTGTTACGCATGTACCAAAGCTTAATGACGAGATAAAGCAACTTAAAGTAATAAAAGAAAACGGAATATCAAGACTGGAGGTGTAAATTATAAATGAGACTGGTTGAAAGACATATTGTTAAGGATAATCGATTTGAGGAAGTTTGCCACAAGTCCGGATTATTGTACAATTATGTTTTGTATAATGTCCGGCAAGGCATTTTCTCAAATAGTTATTTGAAAGAATATGAATTTTCCACTAAACTTTGTAGAGAAAATCAGTTTGATTTCAGAAATTTACCTTGTTCGGTTTCTCAACAAGTGATAGCACAAGTGTTTTCAGTTATAAAAGGATGGATGAGAAGTGTTAAGGAATTTGAGAAAAGTCCTTCAAAGTTTCACTCAAAACCCAAATTACCGAAATACAAAAACGGTAAGAAGCAAAACATGATTGTTTTCACAACCAGTGCTTGCAGAATTAGAGATAAACATATTTATTTTATTAAAAACATTATACAATCAATTAAAACTAATGTAAAGAAAGAAGAACTTAAACAAGTAAGAATTGTACCACAGGCAACATGTTATGTTGTGGAAGTGATTTATGAAAGAAAGGAACAAAATCTTGATTTACAGAAAGATAATTTCCTTTCGGTTGATTTGGGATTAAACAATTTGTGTACATGTACCAGCAATGTAAACCAAAAGTTTTTCATTGTAAACGGAAAAGTTGTCAAATCTTTTAATCAATGGTTCAACAAAACAAAAGTAAAATGGATGTCTTTTGTGGGAGATAGAGGAGTATCAAAAAGATTGAAAAGGCTGATTTGTTATCGCAATCTTTGGATTAACGATAAGATGCACAAAATCAGCAGGTTTATCATTGATTTTTGCAAGAAAAACGATATAGGTACTATAGTAATAGGTATTAACAAGAACTGGAAACAAAACATCAATCTTGGAAAGAAAAACAATCAGAAATTTGTAGACATTCCTTTTTCAAGTCTTGTTAACAAAATCTCCTATAAGGCAAAATTAGTCGGTATTGATGTAAAAATAACTGAAGAAAGTTATACGTCCAAAGTAGACCATTTGGCTTTTGAAGCTCTTGAAAAACATGATATTTACCTTGGAAAAAGAAAGAAACGTGGATTGTTCCAATCGTCTGTAAATCAACTGATTAATGCAGACATAAACGGTTCAATCGGAATAGCAAGAAAAGTATTTGGTGATTCTGCCGTACGGCAGATAATCGGTAGTGGGTTAGCGTTTAACCCTATCAGAGTAAATATTTTGTGATATAAATACGAATTTGATAAATAAAATATAAAATTTTAGTAACGTGAAAGTATTTATGGGATTTGACCCCGGAACAAAAGGGTTCGTATCAATGATTGCGGAAGATGGGTCCTTTATCAAGGCTGAACCTATTTTCCGGGACATTAAGGTAGTGGATATGATAGAGACGGCAAACAGGCTGCTTGCTTTTGTCGAAGGGTATGAAGTCCGGCATGTTGTGATAGAGGATGTACATGCGCTGTATGGGTCTTCTGCAAAAGGAACGTTTACATTCGGTTATAATTCATGCGTACCGGAATTTTTTTGTGCAATTGCCGGATTGCCATACACGAAGATACCGCCTAAAAAATGGCAGTCGGACATGCACAAGGGTATAAAGATGGTAACAAAAAACGATGGTACCAAGACAGTAAAGGACGTAAAGAAAATGAGTATCGTGGCTGCACACCGTATTTTCCCGGATGTGAGCCTAAAACGGACCAGCAGGAGCCTAAAGGACGACGATAACTTTGCTGATTCTTTGTTGATGGCTGAATATGGACGTAGACATTTTAAATGATAATAGATATGATATACTGGAAATGCGAAAACAAGGAATGTACGGAATTCGGGAAGGAAATCATAGAGACGCGCCCGATGTTTAAATATACTAATAATGGAACTGTACCTATTAACATACCTTATTGTAAGGTATGCGGAAAACAGATGGGGTATCGTGAGGAATTGCCGGAAAGCGAAGGAGATATAAACGTGGCTTTCGCCTCTTTTGGTTCTCAGTCCAACGAAAATAAAGCCTCTATTCTTAAGGCGCGATATAAGAAAGGTCTTGAAAAAGACGGTGTTAGCGAAATGATAAAGGCTAAAAGGGAGAAAGTAACCAAAGACTTTTTCGGTGGGTGATATGTTAATCTTATGTTAAAATGACATAAGCAGTTGCGTATCTCATAACATAATCTTATCTTTGCAATGTGAGAAAGAGATAAAGGTCAAACGAATAAAGATAAGATTATGAAATCACTTGAAGAACTTAAGAACAGCATTTACGAGAAGATAAACGAAATTAGAGATTTCAATAATGATGATTCTAAAATGTTTAATGAAGATGGTAGTTACAACTACGATGAACTGGATGCTTTTCTTAAGAGACACAAGAAAAAGAACTATATGAAAGCCGCTTGCATGAGAATGATTAAAAATTATCTTGACAGATTGTATGACGGCTGGAAATTCTACGAGAAAGATTATTTGGTTTATGTAAATGACTTTAAAAGATTTGGATAATGAACGAATTAATAGAAAATATATGGACGCTTGTAGCTCTCACGGGCTACAAGTTTATAACAGTGAATTTTTTAGGAACATACAAGGTGTTCCTGGTGGAAAATTTTGCCACAAAAACAAGGGATAATCCGTTTAACGAGGCGCGCGGAGCGGTGGATATAACGGAAGATGTTAAGCACCTTACTTTCCAATTGTCTGAATTGAACCCTATCGGAATAGACACCCGGTTACAGGGAAGACCGAGAAAGGATTTTAAGTTCGGAAGTGACGATTACATTTACTTTATTGCTAACAAGAAAAACGAATTTTGATATGGCAAGCGAAAGATTAACGATTAGTGAAAAAGATAGGATTGCAAAAAGCATAATCAAGCCTATTGTAGAACAATCAAGAAAAGAATTTGAAGATTTTGGAAGATTTGCCGACGAATTTTTCAAGAAAAATTTACCAAAAGATGTTATTGAATTTATGGATAAATACCCTAATGTAGTAAAAACCAAAGAATGTATTTATCTGGTAAGTTTTACACGCGAACGAATATACAATATAGTAAGTTATATTGAAGTAAATTATTTTGTATATTCGTTTATAACTGATGCAAAATTTGAAGAATTGAAAAATTCGACGGAAGCAAAACTTTTTGTCAATAGAATGATTGAGTTAGATAGGAAAGCATCTAATATCAAAAACCGGACAAAATGCGCACTTGAAAATATCAATACAACAAAAAAATTGAAAGATAATTTCCCAGAAGCGTATGTTATTCTCACGGAAACTTCTAAAGAAGATGTTAAGAGGAATGAATGTGACAATATAGAAAAATTACGTGCAGAACTTTCAAAATTATAATAATATGGTTAAATCGAATTTGGACCCTAAAGTATTGGAGGGTAAAATAAAAGAATATAACAACGCCTATCGTAGAGGCGAACCGGAAATAACGGATGCGGAATTTGACGCGCTTGTAGAACAATTGCATGAGGTCAACCCAGATGCGGATTGGTTCAAGAAAGGGGTTAATGACGAGGTTTCGGGAAGAAAAGAAACCCTTCCTATCCCCATGTACAGCCTGGAAAAGGTAAAAACTTATGACGAGATTGTAAGGTGGGTAAAGTCATGTGGACTGAAAAATGAAGACCGACTGATTATCACTCCTAAATTTGATGGAATTTCCTTATGCGTGGACGAATATAACAAGAAGGCGTGGACGCGCGGAAATGGCGAGGTAGGACAGAATTGTACTTCTCATTTTGAACAGATGATTAACCACGGATTTAAGGACGTGAAAAGGACAGAAGGATATTATACTTTCGGAGAAGCCATTTTCCGTAATTCCACTTTCTTGACATTAAAGAAGCGGACAAATTACAAGTCAGCGAGAAATGCGGTAGCAGGTCTTGTCAATTCTCCTACTGTATCTCCGAATATGAGGGATGTGCAGTATGTAAGGTATGGATATTCTAACGAGGATTGGGACAAGGTAAGCATGATTGCCTTTATGAATGACAATTCATCTGTAAAAGTCCGTTATGTTGAAACGTTCGTAGAATCAATCATTCATAGCGAAAAGATGTTTAATGAATATATGGACAATATTTTCAAGGGCATAACGAATGATTACAAGTGCGACGGTCTTGTTATAGACGTGGATAGCGCAAAAATAAGAAAAGAGCTTGGAAGATTGCCGAACGGCAACCCACGTTATGCAATTGCCTACAAGAACCCGGATTGGTCGGAAAGAGAGGAAACAGAGATAGAAAATGTAAGATGGCAGATTTCAAAGGACGGCAGATTATCCCCGGTAATCGACATTACACCCGTTGAATTGTGCGGAGCTACGGTTTCCAAATGTACAGCATATAATGCCCGTTATGTAAAGGATAATTTTATTATGCCAGGTTCACGTGTCATTATTTGCCGTTCTGGTGATGTGATACCGAAACATATATTTACCGTGTCTTGGCCTACTTTAAAAAGTTGTTTGCCCGACAAGTGTCCCATTTGTGGGAAACCTTTGGAGATGGACAGAAACAATGTGGACTTGATTTGTTTCAACAAAAATTGTGACGGTGTAATGCTTGCCAAATGTGTATATTTTTTCAATACTTTGGGTTTTGAAGAGTTCGGAGAACCGACAATAAAGAAGCTATTCAATGCCGGGTACAAGACACCGGACAGCATTCTCCTATTATCGGAAGAAGACCTTAAGAAGATTGAAGGCATAGGAAATGTAGGTGCAAAGGTACTGTCAAGACAGTTTGAAAACTTAAAAAAGAAAGGTACGAACTTTGCAAAATTATTGACAGCCTATAATAAATTTGGGGGTGTAATAGCCGAAAAGACATGCCAAAAAATTCTTGACGGATTAAAGTTATATACTTGTAAAGATGTAGCTGATTTTGCAAAAGAATGTGATGAAAGTTGGGCGGCTGACATTGAAGACAAAGTTGAAGGTGTCGGATTTAATACAGCTTTAGCATTTGTTTTAGGTATTGAAGATTGGTGGGTGAACGATGATGATTCCGCACATATCCCTATAACTTATTACGGATTGGAAGAAAAGACCTTTGAAGGACAAATGACGGTTGTATTTACCGGATTTCGTTCGCCCGATACGGAAAAGAAATTAACGGACATGGGGCATAAGATAGGTTCTTCTGTAAGCAAGAAAACAACATGCCTGGTGGTGAAGGAAAAAGGATTGAGAACCATCAAGGAAAAGAAAGCGGAACAATACGGAATACCTGTTTTCACGTTTGAGGAATTTAAGGAAAAATTCAATGTTTGATTGAGTTTCTTTTGTTTGTTTGACATAGTGGGAGAGGCTGGTTTGAGAAAATAAGCCTCTTATTTTTGTAAATCTTTTGGTAATGAGATATTGGTATAGAGATAAGGACTACGTTTATATTGGCTTTAATTATAACGCCAATTTTGTAAATAAAATGAAACGTGATTTCGGAGCCAAATATAACCCGGCTTTGAAAGAGTGGTATTTTGAACCTTCTTTAGAAAAATCTCAAATGTTAAAATATTTCTTGGAGGGTAACGGATTCAAGAACGAAAAACCGGAAAGACAGATAGAAATCCCCCTAAAGGAAATCAAGCCCCTTGTAAATGAAAAGGAGTTGAAAGAAATGTTCGATTACCTGGGATTGCCGCTACATCTAAGGGATTATCAGATAGAGGGCGTGTCCTATATGGTTAATCATGGCAATTGCCTTAACGGTTGCGGTCCGGGCGTAGGGAAAACAAGACAGTCCATAGCACTGGCAGAATTGCTTAACCTATTCCCCTGCATTGTGGTTTGTCCGGCAACGGTAAAACAAAGCTGGGTCAACGAATGGAAGCTGTGCAACCCTAACAGAACGGTACATGTGATTGATTCAAAGGACGAGACCAACACGGACTGGAAAGCGGATGTTACGGTAATAAATTATGACTATCTTTTCAAACGTAGTGCAAAGGAAGAAGGTAAGAAAGAAGCAAAACTTCGTTACAGCCGTTCCCTTACCAAGAAATGGGGGTTAGCGGTAATCGATGAAATACACCTATGTAAGAATCCGAAATCTATACGTTCTAAATGCGTGCAAAAAATCGTGGAGAATGCAGAAAAAATCATAGGATTAAGTGGTACGGCAATTATGAACAGACCCCAGGAGCTTATCAATATATTACGAATTCTTGGAAGATTTAAAGAGATATTCCCGGATTCGTTATATTATCTCTACAGATATTGCGCTGCAAAGAAAACGCGGTTTGGACTTGTATGTACCGGGGCTTCGTGTACGATGGAACTGAACAAGGTAATAAAGCATTACTGTTATTTCCGGAAGGAATTGCGAGACGTGGTGAACGAATTGCCGCCTATAATCAAACAGACAGTGAATGTACCGATAACCAATAAAAAGGAATATAGGAAAGCAGAAAAGGATTTTATCGAATGGCTGGCTAATATTGACATAGAGGCGGCAGAACGTGCCATACGTGCGGAGCAGCTTGTAAGGTTGTCCGGATTGAAAAAGCTGTCTATAAATGGGAAAATAAAGTTCATTGTCCAGTTTTTGAAGGAATGGAGCGAAGCAAACGAGGACGAGAAAATGATAGTGTTCGGTATCACGACCGACATACTGGAAAGGCTTGGAAAGGAGTTCAATAACAGTGAGGTTGTGACCGGGAAATACAGCACGGAAGAAAAGATGCGAAAGGTTGAGACATGGAAGAAAGAAAAGACCTTCCTATTTGCCAACATTGCATCATTATCTACGGGTATAGACGGTTTGCAGAAACATTGTTACAACATGGCGTTTATTGAATTGCCGCAACGTCCGGCAGAACTGGAGCAGGCAACCGGGCGTATAGACCGCATGGGGCAGACGCAGACTATGAACGTCTATTTTTTGCTGTCCAGTGACACAATAGACACGCAGATACGCGAATTATTAGACGGAAAGATAAAAGTAACGGATGCAGTCAACAAGGGTATTGACGTACAGGTAAGCCGTGACGATTCAATGGATATTGCACTGATAAAGAAGTTGAAAGAATGGAAAGAAAAGAAATAACAATATTTACCGACGGCAGTTGTGAATGGAAGTCACGTCTTGGCGGTTGCGGTGTGTATATCCAGGAAGAAGGAAAGGAATACTTTATCTCCAAAGGGTATAGCGACACCACTATAAGCAGATGTGAACTAAGGGCGATATTGCATGCCGTGCAGAGCATGAAAAAGGACGTGCCTCTAAAGGTTACGATATGGAGCGATAGCCAGTATGCGGTTAGCTGTATGACGGACCCGGAATTAAGACCGACGGTAAACAAGGATATTATAGAAAAAATAAAACAAGAACTATGCGAGCGTAGACGGATGGTCGTACGGTTTATGAAAGTCCGGGGACATGAAAAGGATGTGAGTAACCCTATAATATACGGGAACCATGTAGCCGATATGCTGGCAGATTATAAGAATTTTGATAATTACGAACTTGATAAAATAATAGAATTATGAATGAGGATTTTGTTTTTACTAAAGAAGAGAAAGTTAACAAATTGTTTAAAGTTTTGAACGTATTAAAGAACAATTTGCAGTGTAAACGCATGGTTGTGGGTGGAAGTATGGCTATGTATGTACATGGTTTCAATGTGGAACCACACGACCTTGATATAGAGATGGAAGGGATAAGCGACGATTCATTACGCGTTTTAAAGACAATGGCAGGGATAAACAAGGACATGAAAAGCGACATCCTTTCCGAATATCCGGAAACAAATCCTCTATATCGTATAAAGATAGAGGATGTGGACGTAGACATATGGGTAATGAATAAGATAGACTACAACAGGACTGTTTTCTACAATAATATAGAATTCGGTGATGTTCTAAGCGTAGTTAAAAAGAAAATGGACATGAAGCGCGAAAAAGACTATAAATCATTGGTAGATTATATCAATCAGTTAACCTATTTTACAAGATGAAATGGAGTGACAGACAATTAGCCATTTTCGACGCATACGAAAATACACGGAAAAACATTGCCATAGAAGCAACAGCAGGCAGCAGCAAGACAACTTGCATAGTGGAGTGTTGCAGAAGGACACCACCTAATAAAAAGGTTCTGTTTATGGCATTCAACAAAAGCATTGCGGAAGAATTGAGGGAACGTTTGCCGTCCCATATAGACGTCAACACCTTTCACTCTAAAGGTTTGCGCGTGCTGCTTTCCAATTTCCGTATAAAACCGAAAATCAACGAGAATAAATGCTTTGTTATCGGGAAGAAAATTCTGGACACAAAGGATATGGACGTGAAGCAGCAGATTCGATACCTATTCGAGATTCAAATAATATGGAACTACATAAGGGTCAACCTTATTACGGATTACGAGAAGGAAATACCGGGTATCTGTATTGAAAAGAATATCGAATTCCAGGAACGTATGGTAGGGGACATGGAACAAATTAGAAATGCCTGGCACAAGGAAATGAAGAAGATAAATTCAGTAAAAGAAATTAACATTGATTTTACTGATATGCTTTATTTCCCTTACCAACTACTTGATAGTGAGGATTTCCCTAAATATGATATTGTTACCTTGGACGAACAACAAGATGCGAATACCTTACAAAAAGAGCTTGCTTTACGCTATATAAAGAAAAGCGGTCGATTTGTAGTTGTTGGTGATTCCAGGCAATGTATATACGGTTTCCAGGGGAGTTCTTTAGAGGTTTTCAAGTCCTTGCAATCTTATCCCAACACCATAGTATTACCGTTGGATATTACATACAGATGCGGCAAGAACATAGTCGAAGAAGCTCGAAAAGTTTTTAACAACGGGATTGTTGCTGCACCTAATGCGATAGACGGTATTGTAAGAAAAGGAGAGTTTGACGAAGCGGAAAACGGGGATTTTGTCTTATGCCGGAATAACCTGCCTTTGGCAACGGTTTTTCTCTATTTACTTGAAATGGGGAAGAAAGCGACAATCAAAGGCAAGGATTACGGGGATGCACTCGTAGCGTTGGTGGATAAGATAAGATATATTGAAGACTTGGACGCGATGTGCGAGAAGAAAATTTCTGAACTGAAAGAACGGGGTCTTACCGATATCCAGGCAAAGAATAACCCTTCCTATGTGTCACTTCTTGAAAAGTGTACTATATTGAAAATGCTTTACAAGAACTGGGGAGACATGAAGAAGCTGGAAGACAATATAAAGGAGATATATAAGGACGATACGGAAGGTATCGTATTATCCACTATCCACAAGTCTAAAGGACTGGAGGCAGACCGTGTTTTCTTGCTGAACAGGAGTTTGATTCCCAGCAAGTATGCGAATACGGAAGAAGCGCTGTATAATGAAAAATGTTTATTGTTTGTAGCCATAACAAGAGCAAGAAAGGAGCTTGTATATTGCAATGTTTGACGATGAACCTAAGAAAACCGTATATACGGAAATAGACCGCGAATTCAAGCGCATGAAACCGGGCACGGAATTTTGCCGGATTGAATTTATCACAAAGATAAAGGATTTCCACCCCGGTTCTGTAAGGAGCGGCATAGACCACTTCCTATTAAAGAAAATGAGTAAAGGAGAAGTAAAAAGAATTGACAAAGGTAAATATTTAAAGTTATGAAAAAGCAAAAAATGTATATCCCCGTACTTGAACCGGGAAAGAGTGTATCACTTATATGCGCCAACAAGGTAACAGGACTGGAAGAACACCTGCCTACACAAGAAATGCTTAACATCCATATGGAACAGCAAAAAATCATGATACAGAAGGACAAGGATTACAAGGTACATCCTCTATATCTTTTCGTGGAGAAGGAAGAATTCGATGATTTGGTAAGAAGGATAAGGGGGAAGAACAGAAACGCGGAAACGGCTTGTATTCCGCTTGTATGCCAATATCCGGCTGTGCCTATATGTGTGCTTTGTCCCAAACAGGAAGAGGAGGCGAAAGAATGATATTCGAGTGCACGTTTACCTATATGGCACCCGACCCGAATTCGACAAGTGGAGCTTATAAGAAGTTTGTTGATGTCATAGCGGTACAGGCAGAAAACTATATGGACGCTGAAACAATGACAACCGAATACGGGATGTTCAATATAGACGCGGACTTTGCCATATCTCCTATTAAGGAGGTGATTATAGATTCGGTGCAGCGTAACGAAAAGCACGGGGGACGATGGTACAAATGCACGGGCGTATACAGTGAGGTAACCGTTTCTGGAAAGCTGAAACAATACAAGCTGGTTATATTGCAACAGCATGAGGACTTTATAAAAGCCTCTACTAAAGCGCTGGAATACATGCAAGACCTTGTAGGCGAATGCAGACTGATGAAGGTAGAGGAAACCCCTATAATCGAATATGTGGAAAAGGACTGATATGTTAATTATATGTTAAAACGACATAAGCAGTTGCGTATGTCATAACATAATCTTATCTTTGTGGTGTGATAAGGAAAACGATAAGTCAAACAAATAAAAAGATAAGATTATGAATTCAGTATTTAAAGCCAAGAAACAAATGTTAGAAAACACTCTTTCAAAGGTTGCAAAAGTTAATGTTGAAATAACTTTTGCCCGTGTTAACATGATAACGATAGCTTGGGATGAAGAAAACAAAAGCGCATTTGAAAGATTGCAGAACTACTTCAAAGGAAAACTTTTTGGCTACGAATACGACGAGGAATGCGATATGTCTGTTTGTTGTTTGAATTTATAACAAGAAGGGCTTTTAAAAGCCCTTCACAATTATAATACTATGATACGAATAACCAACCCTAAAGGAGAAACCCAGGTGCACACAGAAGAAAGCTATGAAAAGCTTCTGTGGCAGTTTGCGGAATCGAAGATGATGGATATGTGGTGCCGGAAACACCATCTTATCCCTATTTATACACATCAGGAAGAAACTATACTCAATAAAATGGTGGTAGAGGCGTTCCTGGAAGCGTTTAACTATAAAGTAGAAAAAGAAGTATGAAAACTAAAAAGTTCGGAGTAGGCGATAAGGTAAAAATACTCCATTGCTCCAACATGATGTTAATAGGACAGATTACGGAAGTAGCAAGTATATGCGGAACGGAAGGAAACCGCTATTATCATTTAAAGATAGACGGTGAACAGCGCGCGTTCATACCTCAAAATTTGGAACTTGTAGAAAAATGTAAGGAGGGTAAATAATGACCTACACAGAAGAAAGAACCTATTGGCTGGAATGTATGATAAAGGCTGCCAGATATGGGATGGAAGCGGAAGTAGCTGTTACAGCGCTTGAATACCTAAAGGAAGACCCGAAATTAAGTATAAGCCAATGCCTGGAAATGGCGTTAAAAGATTGGGATATTTAAACAGTACGATTATGAAAGTAGAAGACATAGAAAGAATTTTCAAAGAGACGGTAAGCAGACCGGAAAACTCTATTCATTTGCCGTTTGAAAAACATGCAAGGGTAGGAAGAAAATATAATGGGAAATACATATACAGTAGCAAGCTTATATGTAAATACACACCGGAACAAGTATTGCAGCAATTGCAGGAAATAGCGGATGAAAAGGAAGTGTATATAACGGACAGTGAAGTTCTCATAGAATGGGGGAAAAGATACGGCAGTTATGACGACGAAATTTTTGTAAAGATTATCCACCCCCTCTATTTCCCTAAAGAATATTACTATTTGAAGTGGGATTATACGTTGGGAGGGCATATAGCTATTCCCACAAAAGAAAGAGAGTTTGTTGCTAAAGCGATAGCATATATCGAAAATCATATCGGAAAAGAAATGGACGTTAAAGGGCGTATCTCTATGCTGGTAGGGTACAACAGAAAGACGGGAAATGCCATTGTTTCATATTTTAATGAAAATTGCGGATGGCATAGAATAGACAAGGGAGATGTGATTATAATTAATTCGCCTCTTAATCGTTCGTATCAATATGTAAGTATTGAAACATTAAAATATACTTTAAGTCCAACACGGTGTAAACTGAATGAAACAATAACAATAAACATTCAGTCGGAAGGAGAAGACGAAGAATATAAGGTAAAGACAAGTATTACCTATAGGGACAATGACAACAATAAAGAACGTGTCGTGTACGAAACGGAAAACACGGACGACAGTTTTATTCTGAATCATACACGAAGATACGAGAACAATGATTCATGCCCTTTATTGGACAGATTTATTTTTAGCGCATACCAGAGATATATAATACAAGGTATCGTAGAAAACAACGAAAAAGAATTGAAGAATGATACAGAAAATAATCGCTTACCTCTATCAAAAGAAGGTTACGAAGACTTATAACGACAATAACGACGGGTTTATATGCAATTTTGTCTTGGAATACAAGGACAAAAAAGATTTTGTGCATAAGATGGCATGCTATGCGGTCAATTTTGAACCCGTTGTTATCGGAAAGGAGAACCGCTATTTGGTCGAAGTGGATGTGCACGCAGTCCAGAATGTCAAGTACAACAATGACAGGGTATGGATGCCTCAATGCAAAGTTATGAAAATGGACTTGTTGTTACAGCCGTGGGAACTTACATTAGCAGAAAACGAAATAGAAATGTATTACGATGGACAGAGAAAAATTTGCGGAACCGGATATGACAGCGAAACCGGAAGAAATGCTGTGGTTTGAATCAACAATCAGTGAAAATGTGGAACCGGAGGTTTCATTTGTTGAACAGGAAAAGGAAGAAGTTTTGGTTTCGTGTACATGGTATTAATTTGGCAAATAAACTATTGCTTATTTCCCTATTAAAACTTACCTTTGTGGGTAAAACTTCTATATATGGCAAAAAAGATAGAATATACTAAAGAGGACATTCTAAAAGATGCGCCCGATTTCGTTTTAATCGCTTCACCCTACATGCAAGACAAGTACGTAGCTTATGAGATGGTAAGAAGGGAGCTTGACGAACACCCGGACCGTTTTATGCAGTATGAGGGGAACGAAGGTTATACCTATGTGATAGACCTTAAGCTTGTCAATATAAAGGGTATCATGGCGAAACGCGGAGCATCCCAGGAAGCAATAAACGACGCTACAGAAATTCGTACAAATGTGATGTTGCCCCTTCTTGCCAAGTTCCACAGGGTAAAGAGTGAGTATTTCCATGCTTTCGACTTGCATAACGACAAAGCAAAGGCACTTGCCAAACTCACCCCTATGTTACTGGACTTGTTCGGCTCCATGCACAACCCCAAGGATATTATTAAAATTATCCGGAAAAAGGAAGGTTATTCGCTGGGAGAAGAAGATTTGGTAAAATTTTTCAACAATCACAAGTCACTCATAGAGGCAAGGCAAAGCAAGTACGTGATGCGTTCTGACCGCTATAAGGTGGCAACGGAAGCCGGAAGACTGGAAATCATAAATGACTGTATGACAGACTTGCAGCTCAAATATGAAGAGTTCTGGAGTAAAGGAAACGTGGGAAGTGCACTCAATATCCTAAAGGAAATACGCGCTTTGTTGGAAGCCGCACGGAAGGAAGTAAAAGGTAATGAAATTAAACTTACAGTTGACGGGAAAATAGACATAAACGCAACCCTGCATGGTGAAGAGAACATAAGCCGCGTAATGCGAGACATCCCCGTAAACAGTCTAATAGTGGGTATGGTAGCCGCAAAATCGGGAATAAGACCCGAAATACTGATGCACCAGCTTTGCACCTCCTATTACAAGGACTTCAACGGATTTGCAAGCAACCCGGTATTGGGTTCCGAAAAGGTGATGCTTCCTGGAGCACTCATAAAAACGTATGACTGGGGAGAAATAGAGAAAGAAAACAAAAAATTCGTGGAAGAAATGATACCCGAAGTGGTCGAGGCAGAGATAATCGAGGAACCGTCCAAATCAAAGACAAGAGAACGGCTTCTTAACCGCCTACGACAGATGAAAGGTGTTGAAATCGGAAAGAAATAATTACATTTTGTTTTGACTTTTAGTTAATTTATGATTTTCAAAATTCAGTCGGACATACGGTTTGTGATAAATAGTATGCCTATTTTAAACAATTAAAAACCAAATAGTTATGATAAAGATATATGTTGAGGAAGTAATAAAATGCGTAATGGAAAGACTTACAAAAGAATACGGTCTGACCGAACAACAGGCATTGAAAGAAATTGACATGTGCATGGAAAAACTGTATGTGAAATGGATGCAGAACGAACCGATACCGGAAGAATACAATGATTAATTAACCCTATAATAATAAATAGTATGATAGTAGCAATCGCAACAATGAGAATGGACGAGGACACAACGGTACAGGTACATGTGCCTATGGATGTGGAAATAATGCAGGTTCCTCCTACAGACAAGGAAGTAGAGAAAATAAAATCAGTCCTGGAAGAGGAAACCGGGTATAAATTCGTATCTTTGGATTCGATAACATGGGATGTGGACTACGAGATTTAAAATCAAACGAAAAACTTTATGTTCATTTTTTGAGTATTAGTAGTTAATATCTAATTGACAGCCAGCAGTTTGTGATAAATAGCTGGCTTTTATTATATCCTTTTATATGTTAATTATATGTTAAAAGCACATAAGCACTTGCTTATGTCTAAATAAGGTCTTATATTTGCGTTGTGATAAGAAACAAGATGTCAAACAAATAAAAACAAAAGATTATGGCAAACCTTAAAGTAAAATTAGAAGGAAAGAAAATCGCAGAAAAGGTGATGGATTTTATAGACATGAAATCATTTGCCCCTATCTATGAAGAAATAAAAAAGCGAAGACTACCACGTATATATCAGAGAGATACTGAGATGTATTTCTACAAGAAGGATGATAGACGATTTGGACGAACGCGGAGAACTCCATGAAGCATACAAGGAATATGTAGACATGAACGGAGTAACTCTCGTAAAGGACATAGCAAAGAGAATGACAAACAAGGAAAAGCTCGAACTCGTATCGGAACTTTTCAAGATACCTTACCTGGCAAGTCCGGAAGAATACGGGGAAGCGATAGCGAAGGCAGCAAGGGAACAATATTACAGATAATCAATAACCAGCAAAAAAGCAGAACAAAATGAAGACCTATACAGTATATTTCAGTGAACCCGTAACAATAAAGTACAAGGGTGACAGATTCAACAAGGAATTGAAAAAGTGGGAACACGATGTGGACTGCGAAGAGACAAGCCCTATGTTCACCTTCCATTCCCTGGCACCTGCAAAGAAGCTTATCAAGGAGAATATGGACAAGTACATAGATTCCATCATAACGAAAACATGGGCAAACGGTGACTGGGAGAACCTTGGCCCGATAAAGCTTGCCGGAAACAACAAGACTTTCGTCGCCAATACCCGTCAAAAGGTCGCAAATTATTAAGAGCACGGAAAGAAGGGGTGAAAATTGAAGTAGCCCCTATTTTCTTGACAATCAGTATAGATATTTTACAAAACCTAAAAATAAAAAGATTATGGAAAAGGAAGAATTTCAGAAAAAGTACAACAACAGTATTCTGGTGTGCTGTACAGAAGCCAGTATCAAAAAAGTATTAAATATTTGCTATTTAATGGACTTAACAGCCTCTAAATCAAAACAGATTACTGCTATATTGATAGGAGAACAAACAGCAAAAAGTCCATTGTTCCACGTGGAACAATTCCTCAGTGATTTCTACAAGGGGATAGAAGAAGGAGAAAGGAAAGAGACAAAGATGTTTGAACAGAGAATGAACAATGCTATATACAAGCTAAAGCATAAGTACGGAGACACGTATATAATCAAGGGAACCGATATGGCCACATTGATGTGCACAACGGAACTCGGCATGAATGCAGTCTATAAAGAGGGGGAAGATGTGATACTCATAGAAGAAAAGGGCAGCATACCATGTGTAAGACATTCTGCAAGACAGTTTATTACTGACGTGATGTCCGGCATGATTGACGTACTGGACCCATTCATAAACAAGGAGACAACGATTGAAATAAAGGAAGAAGAAGACACGGAAAACATGATTAGTGAAACAATCTTCCATCTCACCCATACCCTAACAAAGCTCCTGCATAAGGTATACGACATGGAAAGAATGGTCTATTCAATTGGATTCGGAAACAAGGAAAGGGTAATGATAGACAAGGACGATTTCTATGTGTTCCGGAAAGCGGTGCGCCTCCTATATATATGCAACAAGTGGGTAACGAAGGACAACGAGAAGCAATCCAAGGAACCGGATTTCAAGAAAGGAAACAAAATAATGTACACCATCAAGGACAGCAACGGCAACACATACCCGGTAAGAAGACTGTCGGAAAGGGTGTATGAATCAAAGGAACACAAGACCCTATTCATAACGGATGAAGAAGGGGTAGTGACCGGGATATACAAGGAGAAATAAAAAAGAGAAATACCCTCCACGATACCCTACAGACCATATTTTTATTATTAACCCGTTATACATTTGTTACAATGGTAATAGGGATATCAAAGAGGAAAAGCAGTGATATGAATAACCGGGAAGGGAAAGACCCTATGGCATAAAGGAAGGAAGTATGCCGGACCCCGATAACAATAGTATAAACCGTCAACCTATAATTGTTAATTTGCGAAAAAGGGAAAGGACATACGACGGACAATATGACACAGGGAACAGTCCTGGAACGGTTATTGTATCATTGTACAACGTGGAACAATTATAAAAACAACATATTAAAAGACAAAAGATTATGGAAAAAGATTTGAGAAACAATGTAAAGTTCATCTTGTTCTGCACGGAATGCTTACAGGCTGGCGGGGTAATGACACCCAAAGAATATGAAGTGGCATTCATGGCGGCAGAAAAGTTCGAGGGATTTGATGACAAGAGCTTCGAGAACATGAAGCCGGAACAGTTCGCTCCACGTATGAATGCTATGCTCAATGCAATGTCAAAGAGAAAACAAATCATTGAAGGACTGACATTCAACCTGCTTACAAAGAAAAGCCTGGGTGAACTGATAGACAGTGATTTGGTGGAAGAAGTGATGAAGGCAAAGCACATAGCCGCAGCAATGGCAGATGAGATGCTGGAACCGGACGAAAAACTGGAAAAGGTTGTGACTGACGGAAGACGTGTAATCGAACACTTCATAGACCAATGGAAGAAAGCCCCCCTTATTGAAGAGGAAAAGAAAGAATACGAGCCAGAAAGTGATGCGGAAATTGTAGAATAAATCTTTCTATATACTTATTATTTTCACAAAAGCCCCGAAATGGGGCTTTATTATCAAGCAGTTATGGACAAGTCGAAATTAAAAGAAGCAAATAGGTTGCACAATAAAATCGAATATTTGAAAGACCAATTAGAGCGAATTTCCAGATTTGAGATGGAAGGGAAGATACAAATAACGAACTCCTACGATTCCTATTTCTATATTGACGAGGATATGGCGAAAACCTATTTTCCGATGATAAAAGAGAGTATAGAAAAGGAGCTGGAAGAGTGCGAGCGATTATTTTCTGAACTTTAGCTCGTTTTTGAGATAAAAACACTATCTTTGTTGACGTGATAGATAACTGGTAAGGTTGTATCGCAGTTGTATTTAAAGGTTAACAAAGCGGTAGGGGTTGCAAGTCTGTTATGGCTGGGGGTGAAAGCCCGGTTTAAATGGCTGCAACCCCTATTTTTATTCAAATTTTGTATCATTATGGAAAGAAAAGAGATTATTGGAAGACTGGGAAAGTATTTCACGCTTCCCGAACTTGTATGCCCCCACGTGTATAACAAGTATTCAGAATCGCAGATATGGAGCTTTTTCACGACCGAAGCACTGGAAACGCTTCTTGTATTGAGAGAAGAAATTCTATGCAAGCCCTTCATTATCAACAACTGGAAGAACGGAGGCAGCTATTCCCAGCGCGGTTTACGATGCAATGTGTGCGTTCTATGCAAGGAAAAAACGATGCTTGAAAAGCCGTATATGAGCGGTCACGTTTTTGGTCGCGCATTTGATATTACGGTGTCCGGAATGGAGGCTGAGGCGGCACGTAAACTCATTGTGGACGATTCCGATAAGCTTCCTTATCCTATCAGACTGGAAGACGGTGTTAACTGGCTGCATGTAGACACTATGGACCTATGCAACGGTCAGAAGGTGACGCTATTTAATGCGTAAATATATTTTACTATATACAGAAAGTATTCTCCCTTATAGGGCAATCGATACTACAGTATACTGTAGCCGCGATTTTGCAAATTTCGTATTTTTATCATTTGTAAATTTAAATTGAAATAATTATGTATCCTACTAAAGTAAGCATAGCAAATAACAAGGGTTTTGAGAGTATAACAGCGATTTCACGCGCTTTCGAGGTCGGCACACCAGCCGAAGATGTGGTACTATCAAAGTACACCTTGGTTCCCGATGACAAAAGGGCGTTTCTTATTATTCCGTTGACGAGTGGTACTATCAAAGTACACCTTATCGGTGAGACTGGTCCAGATACATATACCATTTCCGAGACCGAGGTTTCCGCTTATATGGGTTCTCCTATGCCTTATCTTATTGATAAAGTATTTGTTGACGGTACTACTGCACAATTCAATATAGGGTTATGATTGGGGTTGGTACAAGTCTTTTGTTTGGTAGGAAGGCTGGCAAGGCTGGTCCTCCTATTCCACCCTTCAATGAGGCTATGGTAGACGCTTGGTTTATGTCCGGTTTGTCCAATATTGACAAGCCTTCTTCTATTCGTGGAATTAAGGGTAATGAGATGGCTCTCAAGAACTTCACTTATTCTCTTTCTTCCGGATTCGGTAAGTATGAGGTAGATTTTACAAAATATACCGGAAGTAATACAACATCTAATTCTATTTCAATATATAAAGAAGCAGGAATAGATAAAGGATTTGCTACGATTGGCTATAGGCAATTGGAATCCGATATTCCTTCTTATTCTATAGAAATCAAAGGTCTTGATTCTGGACAAATATTGTATTATTATAGAAACAATGAAGGTCTTGAAAAGAATGTTACTTATAATAAAGATGGTATATATGAACTTCCTATATGTTACAAAGAAGGTGAAAAAGGCATCAAAGCTGGATTCACTATAAATTCTGTAAATAATATTACCATCACCCAACTGCCATCTGCCTATGAGGGTGCACTGGTATTCGACGGAGTGGATGATTACGGTATATGTACCGGACTTCCTATTCTTGACGATTATACAGTGATATGTAGGAGGGTACTTGAAAATAATGTCAAGAATGTTGTTGCTTCAAAATCAGTTGTTGCTGGTAATGGAGCTTTCATTTTTGAATATGGAAATAATGCTACATATTCTTTCAGTGAATATACGTATGGTCTGGCTGTAAATTTAAAAGATTCCGTTTCGTATCAAACTAAAAATTCCTATAATGGGAGTACGATTACGGTAGGTAATGCAGACGATACCGATACATTGACTTTAGGTATTATAAGAGAGGGAGACAGTAGACTTTTGAAAGGAGCTATCTATTATTTTGCTCTCTATAACAAGTCTTTGACACCAGAAGAAATCGAGACCGAGAAGGAAAGACTTAATGAAGAATGGTTGAAACGTAAAAATTGAATAATATGAAATGGTTAGTTATACCCATAGAAGAACTGAAACAGTTCGATAAAAACTGGGAGACAAGAAGAATGAGTAACGATGGCACGAAGGCGTTGTTACATGAAGAGACGTACAACATGCTTGTACCTCCTATCATGATGCTTTCGGAAGGAGAGGAACTTGTAGAAGAGGAAATCACTTATCCCTATCCTTTGGTGGATGAAGAAGAAATTAACAATTCTGATGATTGGACCAGTGATGAGGTGATTTGATTGTTTTCGGGATGCCGGGAATTCGGGTGTTTTGCCTGGTTCCCGGTTTTTCATTTTCTTTATTTTATTGTATGCCGAAAAACAACGCAATTTTCAGAGTTAGTGTTAACTGTCTGATAATCATATATCATTTTCTCCTATTTCTAAAAAATATAATGTCACTGAAAGAAAGGTTATGTTAATCTTATGTTAAAAGCACATACTCACTTGCGTATGTCTGAATAACTCCCTATATTTGTAATGTGATAAGGAAACAAGGTCAAACAAATTAAAAGAAATAAGGTTATGAAAGCAGAATTTTACAAGGTGAGAGGTACGGAAATGGAAGAGATGATGAAGAGAGGTAATAACAACGAAATCTCCTCTATGATTTCCAAGAAACAACAAGCACTTGCCGAGGCACTTGAAAATGTGGAGTTCTATAAGTCTATCGGGAATATGGAGTTTGCAGCCAACGAGCAAAGCCGCGCTAACCTCCTTCAAAGGCAGCTCAAAATGTTGAACAAATAAAAATATACAAATCATGAAAGCAATCGTAGAAAACCCGTTGAATGTTAATTGTTCACCAATAGCAATTTCTCTTTATGTCAATATACTTAACAGAATAACCTGGTGTAAAAACGAAAATGAACTTAGAGATACTATGAAGTTCTCTTCAATCGAATACCCGGTTACATTCAATTCTATTTTTGATTACGGCTTCGGTTCCAACTATATGTGGGTCAGTGAAAAAGAAAGCGGTAAACGTCTTATTCTTGTTGAATTCTAAAAATTTTACATTATGAAAAAGCAGCTTGTAAATTTCTTTCACGGTCGTTTCGGTAATAAAGTATTGAAAGCCAAATATCGTGAATGGTGGGTGCGTTTCTGGTACGGAGTAGGTGCACTCACTTGTACCCTTCTTTTCTTCGGAATGATACAGTTCTTGTCTTGGATTTCCGATTTGATTAATTATGTTTTCTAATAAAAATATTTTACAATTATGAAAAAGGTATTATGTGACAAAGACGGGAAATTTATTTCCATACATGATGGTGATTACTATTTGATGGAGCTTAACGATGGCGATTGTTTGACGCATGAAGACGGTACAATATTAATATACAGAAAATGTGAACGCGAAGACACCAAAGTAGCTTATCATGCTCTTCTGCGTTATGGTGAAAAACTACATACGTATAAAAATGGATACCCGTTTACTCATTATGACCTTATCCCGACTTATAGATTCTCTACAGTAGAAGAAAAGAAGCGTATAAACGATGTTCTTTCCGAAAACGGGGTATATTATGACGAGAAAGAAAAATGCCTTAAAAAGCTTCACTGGCGTGCCATAATAGGCAATTCCTACTATTATATCAATTTCGATTCTTTTGAAGTGTTTATTGCGACAGAATCGGACTTTTCAGAAGATAATAAGCGGTACAAAAACCTTAACTATTTCCAGACAAAGGAGGAAGCGGAAAAGAAGTTGTTTGAAGTTAAGGCGGTTCTCAATGATTAAGAAGGAGTGCTACGTGTGGGTCGAACATATTGTCGAATACCAGGGAATGACGTTACGAAAAGTCCGTCCGGGGAAATATGTTGTCATTTCCCCGTGTTCCCTGGTTTCGAGACCCGTATATATTGACAAGGGCGAAAATTTGAACGTTCTTTAGTATTAATTATTTGTTTTATTTTCATATATTTGCAAACATGATAACAGCGATATTTATATGTCTCGTTCTTCTTACAGTAGTCCTTATCACCCTTCTTTTGTGGTGCATAGGGACGGTTACGGGAATTCAGAAAAGAATGGACGCTCTTCTTTATGTGGTCTCCTATATAGACCTTATTCAGAGAAAGCGGTTTATCCGGTATCTGGACCAGCTTTCCAGGAAGATGAGCTGTAACGAGGACGAGATGGAAGACAACCAGAAACAGTTCCTATTCCATTTAAGCCAGGAATTGACGAACGAGATAAAAAGAATGGAAGACGATTATAAAGATTTGATATAATGGCAAAGAAAAACGAATTTACATACAAAAAAGGGTGCCAATATATAAACTGGCTCTGTATTTCCAATAAACTTTTCTTGCTTCGTGATGATGACAATATAAGCGACGAAGACAAAGCATCCATTTCACGCGCCCTAAAATGCAAGACAGGCGATATCCTTTGTCTTGTACTGGGTCGCAACATCAGCTATTTCGGATATAGTAAGCTTATCGAAGACATGGGAGGACGGACGACAGAAAGTATAGTGCAGTCCAAGAACCCGGTATTTTCTTCCATCTACTGGACTTATGACAAAAAAGCGGCTCTTTCGTCGCACACCATTTTCATTCCCTGGAAGGAGCTTAAGGAGCTTATCAAGGATTGGGATTACCCGACATACTTTCAGCCGGAAATCGTTTAGAACCTTCTTTCTCTAATTTAAATATTTGTTTGACTGACACCCGGTTACGCTCTTCGTGAAAGAATGTTTCCGGGTGTTTTCTTTGTAGTTATATGTTAATCTTATGTTAAAATGACATACGCACTTGCTTATGTCCAAATAAGGTTTTATATTTGCAATGTCTTCTTAAGGGAGGCGGTTAATTAGGTCAAACAAATAAAAAATAAGGTTATGGAAGTTTACGTAATTGAAACAATGGGAGGGCAAATAGTTAACGGTGAATATAGCAAAGAAATTTGTCCAAAATTCCTTGAATCAGTGGTAAAAGACAATTTCAACAAATTAGGATATTGCTTCTATCAATCAAGCGAATATGAATGTATTATATATCCCAATCAAGAATCAGCCGAACATGCCATTGAATGGGCGTTAAATTAATTGTCAAGCGAATAAAATCTTTACAATCATGGCAAATATAGACTTTTTCAAGAATCCCGATTCATACGAGGTATATGTAACAGTCAAATTCGGAACATGGAAAGTGGCCGAAATAAAGCGTTTTCCGTCTCCTACAGATATTCTTCACGGTAACATCATAGAATATACCGAAAACAAACACATGTGCTCTGAAAAGGACATAAAAGAGATTGAGGAATTTACTATTAACAACGTTATAAACACTATTTTAAAATGAGAACATTAAGCAAAGGAAACTACCGGGCAGTATATGACCCGGCAAAAGAAGAAAGCATGAGTATGATTGCTGTATACAGAAAGAACCTGGATGGCACATTATCCCTAATCAGCAAGGAAATGGGAAACGAAACAAATGAAGAAAGTCTGAAAGAAAAGGCAGTAAAAATTATCAACGAACTTAAATAGGAGGATTAAATTATGAATGCAGGTATCGTGTTTTTGACTATCATTATTTTTATCGTTCATCTCATGCTGAGTGCCGAGGTAGGTTCTACGGCAGAAAGGATGAACAGAAGTTTCGGTGTATGGATGCTTCTGGCACTTATCATTTCCCCGTTTATCGCAGCCATCTTTGTTCACTGCCTGGGGACTATTCCGGTTCCCGAAAAGAAAGAAGACGATGAAGCCGAGAAGTAACAGGTATATCTATTATTATGACAAACGGTCGAAGAACAAGCCGTACCGGGTTATAATAGAGGTTGAAAAGAAGAAGTACAATATCGGTTATTTCCGTACCGTGGAAGAAGCAAGAACAGCCCGTGACGAGTTTATTAAAAATCATTTTTCCGTCTCCATAAGCTGGCAACGGTTACAGGAAATGAATGTGATTGTGGATAAGATTGCCGAACTTTCGGAAATTCTTCTCTCCTATAGGGATATTTCCACAAATGAGGTTATTCGGAAAATCGGGAATATCAAGCAGAACGCGATTTCCATAAAGAAAGTTATTGCATAAATATTCACTCAATTTGTATAATTATTCATTTTTGTTTTGTAGTATGAGAACCTGGGTTTAGCGAAACCCGACAGACTGGGACGTTGTGAAACGTCCCTTTTCTTTTTCTAAATCTTGACAATCGAGTTAATAATACTTGAAGAATGACAAAAAACCATAATCTACCAGTCCTTTTTCTACTGCATTGGCTTCTTGTTCAAACACGATTGCATGGTAACAGTCATGGTTTATAGCCTGGATTCTCTTAATCCATTTCTTTATACCGCCACTGAAACCCGGGTGATATTTGATTAAGGCTCCTATTACACGTACAAGCCATTCCAGGGCGTAATACAGATAGAACGTCAACGGGATAAGGAGAAGTAGCCAGGGGCACGAGAAAACGCCTGCAAGACCGCTAAAAAGCACGGTGCCCGGTATCATTAATGATTTCCATTGATAGGAATGCGTTTCTTCATGTTTTAGGAATTCTTCGTCATAATACTCTTTCATTTTCTTGCATAACAGCCAGCAAAAAATTAGGATTGCGGAAAAATTCGGGATGATAATTTTCGCAATTTTCGATTCATAAATTACCTTCATGATTTTACAATTTTTAAGATTAAACATGTGTAAAGGTAGGCTTTTTCGAGGAAATTTCTGTCAATATTTATTACTATTTATAACTATCTGGAAATCAACACTTTGACATTTTACCATAAGGGTATTATCTAACCCCTAAAGGGGTACGTAGTTCCCTTTCTTCTTTTACCCTTACGGGTATATTAATAGGAGGAAGAACTGCAATATAGCAATAGGGGGTTTGGGGGAGGAAGGGGAAAGAGTGAAAAATGGGGAAGGGGGATAAAGTAAGATATGGAAAGTGTTAACGGAAGTAAAAACAGAAAGGGGAGACGAAGCGAAAGAAAGAAGACGAAAACAAGAAGGGATTTTGGGAAAAAGGCGCGCCCGGCAAAAATTTTCTCGAAAAAATTTTGTGGATTGAAAAATAATCCCTATGTTTGCAGTGCTTAAACATAGCGGCTAAGGTCTGATGAAGATTTGGGAACCGCAAAAGAAAAAGGGGTTACTCTTTAGTTTTCTCACTAAACATTAGCTTCTTTTTGAAAAATCCCCTTTTTCTTTGTTTTTGTTTAGCAAGAAAGAAGCTAAAAATTAGTGGGTGTCCTTAAGCAAGACATAAAACCAAAATGGTATTTGTAGAGTGAGAAAATTAAAGAGAAGTGTATGAAAAAAGATACAGAAAAATCGGCATCACGCCAGGACATTCCAGAAAAGATTAAGTCTCCTATTAAGGATTTTAAGAATATACAGACTATCCAGGATTATGAGTATTGCTGCGTATTGTGCGCTATTAGATTGATAAACAACAAGTATTGCAAGAGAAATCAGAAGAAGTATCAGTATAAGACGTTTTGGAAAAGAAGTTTTACTACACAAGAACTGTCATTGAAGATTGCGGAAGAAGTAGGTATTTCCTACAGAAAAGCGAAGGATTATATCAAGTTTTTAAGACTGAATGACTATATTAAATTTCCCGAAAAGGATGTATGCACAATCATAAACAAGGATTTCAAGGATGTAACGGAAGAGATGTATTTACCGGATTATTTGCGTTATGTGATTAAGGAGAAGGGGGTGAAATGGTCTCCTATTTTTACAAGGATATTGAATTACATTTCAAAGAAGATAAGATATTACAAGTATTGTAAAGAGATTGCAGAGTATAATTTGGACGTATGGAATGACGAGGAATCAAAGAAAGACGAGATTTTAAAGATAGTTGAATGGCTGTACAATAACGAGGACCGGAAGGAATCGGATTATGACAAGGTTTATGAAAAGGCTGTAAAGATGGCGCATAAGCACGCATTAGAGGCAATAAAATGGAACAATTGCGAAGTATCGTTCTATGAAAGCCCTAAACGTATTGCAAGCCGTATGAAATGCAGTGTAGACACAGTGAGAAAGTTTATAAAGGCATTGAAAGAGATTTTTGGAGAAAGAGTATACATGAAGCCGGAAAAGGCGACTAAATCAATGAGATACAACCCTAATTTGAATAACTATACGATAGCATTGCCGGACAGGGAGGAATGGAAGAATATATTTGCAAGAAGATTTGAGAAGATTAAAGAAGGTGTTTCAAGGGTAAAGGATTCTGTTTATTATCTCAAAAGAGTTTGGTTCAGAAAAGAAAAGGGTTATTTGTGGGAAGACAAGGAGTTCAATAGAATAGCAAAAAGAAGTGCTACTGTAACGTGTGGAGAAAAGGAATTGCCGTGCAAAAAGAGGTTGAGTTTTTATTACACCCTAAAAAAGAACTTGGAATACTGGGAGGACAATTTCGAGAAGGAAAAGGAAATAGAAGAAGAAAAGGAACGTTTTTATAAGTCTGAAATACAAAGGGAGGTTGAAGAAAACAGTAGAATTGATTTGGTGGCGAAATATCGCTGTCACGAGGCACCGGAATATGAGGGTTATAATGCTAATGAATTTGAAGCATATAGAGTATGGAAACGGTAAGTGAATACATATACAATGACTATGAGACCGAGGACGTAGAACTGTACGCAGAACAGATGATACGGGAACGCATAGCGCGTGACGAGAAGCGACGCGAACAGATAGAAAAGGCTTTGGAGAAAGCCGAAAGAGCCAGGAAAAGGGTGGAAAACAGAAGAAGGAAATACATAAAAGAAAATCCTATCCGCGCGAAGTACAAATACCCGTGCCCGGATAAATATTCAAAGTAAATGCTTGGTTATTTGACTGATAATGCCTATTTTTACCGTTGTAATTGCAATTTCGTTATAACTTAAAAAGGCATTATTCATGGATAATAATAAAAAAGAAGAGAAAGTGTTCGGACGTGCACAATTTGAACAATTTCTCATTGACAACGACTACGAAGCGTTCACCGCAAAGCAGGTAGCGGCTTTTGCTACTGATGTTTTGAACAAGTCAGAAAACAACGAGATGGACGAGTTCGAGAAAGCATGTGCGGCTGCGGACTGGAAATCACTGGAAACGGTTAAAGTGCTGAATGACATTTACGAGGAAGAACCTATGTTCATAAGACCCTCACAAGTGGAAGTGATACCGGGAAAGGAAGGAATTTTCAAATCAATGTCCGAGAACCGGGACATGTTGCGATACAAGGAAACCCCTCTAAACATTTTCAAGGGCATAGCCGGAATGTGCGTATCTGATGATATAGAGAAGGCACGGAAGGGCGAACCTATCGGAACCGTCAAAAGCTGGGGAGGGAAGGAATACGTGAAGACCGCGAACGGCTGGGTACGTCGCCAGGGAATCAAGACAAAGGAGACCGCGAAGGAGGAGCCGAAAGAAAAGAAAGGCGGTTTTCCTACAGTTGAAAAACTTGTGGCTGCGGCCGCAAAGTCGGGGCACAACCCTAAAGAGGCAGAAAGGGTTATCAGAGAACATTACGACTATCTGAAAAAGAAATACCCGGAAGCATCACCGAGTAAACTTGTACATATTGCATATACCATTTCCTAAAATTCCGTCGCATATGATTATGGGAAAACTACATAAAATAAGGGAATACGTAATGAGTTTATATTTTCCCGTGTTGCTGAGCATACCTATCTCTTTTTCCAACACGGCATCCTTCATTGAGAAATATGTGTTTCGGGACTGGGAGTTCTTGAAATACCTAATGATTCTTATAGTGATAGATACACTTGTAAGCTGGGTATACCATATCAAGAACAAGGACTTTTCAAGCAAGGGATTTTCAATGATTATTACGAAGCTTTTCATTTATTCCGCTATTCTGATTGTTTCGCATGTGATGGGGAACTTTACTGTGGAAGGCGGCAATGTGGAGATATACGCATGGTTCCGTGCCGTGGTGTGTAACGCGCTTATAATACGAGAATCAATCTCAATCGTGGAGAACGCGGCAAAGGTAAGCCCCACTTTGGTACCTCAGAGAGTTAGAAAATATCTGTCTGATTTCGACGAATTCGGGGATAAGAAACCGGAGACGATAAAGGAAATGAAAGGAGAATGACTATGGCACAAGGCGATTATTTGCCCGGAACCTATTCAAGGGTCGGAACGGAAGAAAACCCGGGCACATACCTTGGAGGAGATTCGGGCGGTACTTCACAGACAATGCCGCCAAAGGTGAAGAAGGTATGGGTGCTGGAGCACGACAGATGGAACATGCGCAATTATTGGATTTCTGGAGGGAAGTTCAGTATTCCGGCAGTATGGGTACTTACCAAAGGAGTTTGGGACAACTTCGGCAAATGGATGAAAGACGGATTTTGGAGAATGGGACAGCTCATTTTCTCTACAGACAATATTTGGCATGATAATTTCGTATGGTATAACGATTTAAAGTTTAAATTTTAGAGATTATGAAAAAAGCAGCTTTTTATCAAATACAGGACGGTGATACCGGGGCACAGGTTGCACAGGGATTGCAAGGCAATTTCGAGGCTTTGCAGCAGGAGATAGAAGCAATTCCACCCTATTCCTTGCCTATTAAGATGGACCCTAATAGTGGAATTATCAACAGTGAGGAGGACTATAACAGTATTCTCCCCGAATCCTATCTGACGGAATATCCGTGGCAGGCTGAATATGCAGGTGGTCTTCCTTGGTTATGGATGAACTTCAAGGCGAAGGTATCGGAAGGTACTCAGATTTGCATTAAGCATAACAACAAGTTCTGCGAGTTCACCAACATTCCAGAAACTATCGGCACCGTATCTGTCAACAAGAAGATTCTGACAATGAAGGAGAAGAACGAATATCTGGGTTTCGAGTGTCAGAAGGATTTGGGCGTACAGAAAGTGGACTTGAAAGGCATTTACCAGGTTTACGTACTGGATGCTGACGGTTCCGTGGAACAGGAAATTGTATTTGAATGTAAGTAATTAACAATTAAAAATAGAAAAGATTATGAGACTGTATAGATTTTTGGACGAAGACAAGAATATTGATGTGACATTGGTAACTGATGGTAGTTGCGACCAGAAGAAAGTATTCATCACTGAATCACCGCGCGGAATTACCCCTAAAGGAAACGTGACAGACCCGGAAGGCGGTGCCGAGCTTTTGAAGCTTGGTTTCAAATGGAATGTAGGCGAAGCCGTGATGCATGAGGAACTTGTAGCATTTGCGGAAGAAAAGGGTTTGGAATTGATTATCGACCCCCAGGGATTGAATGAAATTGTTGCGGTAACGGCAGAATGGAACGAAAACGATGCATGCGTTATTACAATCAAGACAAGTGTTCCGGCAAAGAAGGATGTCGACATTTATTTCCCTAATAGCGTGAATTTGAATGAGAGCGCAGAAAGATTCGGGGTAGTGAGAGGAGACCGCAAAACCATCTCTACAAAAGTTATGTCCGGTAAACCTATGGCGTTTACGCTGGCTGACCTTGGTCTGGATGCAAAGGAAGACTTGAACGTAGTGGTAATGACCGACAACAATACGTGGCGCGAAGAACTTGTGGCACAAAACGCATAAGGACATGTTACGGTTATTGTTTACAACAGAAGATAATGTCCACCAAATGACTGTCGTAACTGACGGTATCGACAGTCAGATGAAGGTTTTCGTGACGGAAAGCCTCTATGGTGACGTGGAATATTATAAGGGGCTGGGTATCGTGATTGAACCCGGACACACCTATAATATCGGACAGTTCAAGGAATGGGCGTTTAAGGCGCTTGTTAAGCTTATCTCATATCCGGAAGGATTCGGAGAAGAGGGCGCGGTATTGTCGGACGTGCAGGAAGTTGTGGAATACGTATTGGAGACTAAAGAACCTACACTTAATTTCTCTGCAAAGGGAGGTGATGATATGTGCGTGGTGACGTCTTCAAAACAGACATTCAAGAACGGACAGCCAGTAGGACATCCGGAAGGCGTCCCGGTTACATTCTCAATATCTGGGGCAGGATTCAAGGTTGACGGTGGAGGACAAGTAACGGTTGACGAGAACCCAAACAACACGGCAAGAAAAGCGGTAGTGACGGTTAAACAGAATGAAAGCGGAAAGACATTGCAGATTACATGCAACCAGGCTGCATCTACTGTAACCTACGAATATGCGCTTACAGTAGACCCGACAGCGGTAACGTTCGACGGTGCAGGAGGTGAAAAGCTGGTTACCGTGACTTCTACAAGAACAAAAGTTCTGAACGGGGTAAAACAGCAGGCAGAAAGCTATCCTACGGACATAGAGCTTGCAGGTGAGGGATTCAGCTATGAAGTGAGCGGAAACAACTACAATCTGAAAGCCGAGGAGAATACCGGGACCTCACAGAGAACGGGAAAGGCGACCATTTCACAGGAAGGCGGAAAGACCGTACAAATGAACTTGACACAGAATGCGGCTACGGTGACGTATGACTATGCGCTTACAGCCAATTCACAGACCATACAGTTTGTAGCGCTTGGAGAAACGAAGAGTTTACAAGTTGTTTCAACAAGACAGAAAAAAGTTAACGGTAAACCGTCTGGTGATGTCGAGAAGGTAGATACGACTGCACAAATTACCGGAACCGGATTTAGCGAGACTTCATCAGAAACCACCAATGGAGAGAATTATAGCATAGTGGCAGCAGAGAACAAGGCAGAAACAGCTAATAACGGTTCTATTACCATTACACAGACTGGAAGTAACAAGACAGTAAAGGTTACGTTAACACAGCTTGCAGCGACAGTTACCTATGAATATACATTGACTACAGACCCGACAACACTTTCATTTGCAGCAGCAGGAGAAACAAAGATATTCGGTGTTTCAAGCAAGAAGCAGAAGAAAGTGAACGGGAAGAATGACGGTTCACCTATGACGGTTGACTACACTACTGTAGTGAGTGGTACGGGATTTACCAAGGGTTCTACTGAATATTCTGTAGTGGCGGATGCAAATACTGGCGCACAGCGTACCGGAACGGCAGTTGTTACGGCAGTAGAAGGAGGAAAGAAAGCGACGGTAAACCTTACACAATTGGCTGGAGAATAAAAATTGTTTACAATGGGAAAGAGAAAAGGAAAGATAATACAAAAAGCGGAAAAGCCAGATTTGATTGCAAGTCTTTCGAGTTTGTCCATTGAAGAGATAGACAGGCTGCAAAAGGCCGCTCCTATGGCATTCCAAAGCAAATTGCAGGCCGCGTTAAACTCAAACGATGCAGGGGAGATAATGAAGGCTAATTTGTATCTGGGAGAAATCAATAGACAGCCTACAAAAATTCAGTCTGTTTTCTTTGACCCTAACGACATATCCGGTAACGGAAGAGGATTCAAGGATTCTAAAGGGGTTCTGTCCTTTTCCGTATTGCGTCGGATGGGGGACATTCATATAGTGAAAAGTATCGTGTCTACACGCGTGAAACAGATAATGAACTTTATGGATTTTTCGGAAGACGAGCAAAAGGAAGGCTTCACAATCAGAAAAAAGAAGAGCCTTTTTTCTACCGGGGATGAGAAATTGACAAATGAGGACAAGAAAAAGATTTCAAAGATAGTTGATTTCCTGGAAAAGGGAGGATGGACGGACAAATGGGACAATGTAGACAGCTTGCAGGAATTTGTAAGTAAAATAATGTCGGACAGTCTCACATTAGACCAGTTGGCCTTTGAGATGGTGCGCAACAGAATGTGGGAATTGCAGAAATTCCGCGCTGTGGACGCTTCTTTGATACGTTTTCTTGACAGCGTAGACCCCAGACAAAGGGAAGGTTTCGAGCAGTACAGATTCAAAGGACATTTGCCGCGTTACTGTATGGTATGGGAAGAGATGATTCTGCATAACCCTATAACGAAGGAACCGATATTGTATTATCCGTGGGAGCTTGGTTTCGGCATCAGAAACAAGACGTCTGATGTAAGAAGAAACGGATATGGGGTATCGGAATTGGAAACGTTGGTGAATATCATAACTTGGATATTGTGGGGCTTTTCTTATAATGCGAATTTCTTTTGCGTTTCACCGGAAACACTCGTTACGACGAATAAGGGTTTAAGAAGAATAAAGGATTTGGTAGGTACAGAATTTGAAGTTTTTGATGGTGTGGAATACTGCAAGGCATCCGCATACAAGACAAGGATAGATGATTTGTACGAAACAAGACTGTATAACGGCTTAAAGATAAGAACAAGCCGTGAACACAGATTCTTGACTATAACGGATAAAGATAAGTCTCCTAAATGGAAAAAACAAAAGGATTTGACTACAGACGATTATTGTTTGGTGGATATAAATACTTATGGAGATTTTCATGAGGAGGATTATTTCATAGGAAAAGAATATTTTAGGGAATTTACTAACCCGACAAAGGAAGCTGTTCTTAAAAAAGAAAGAACTTTCACCCCTTCTTTGGAGATGGTGAAAGATAAGCATTTTTGGGAAATGATTGGTTTTGCTTTAGGGGATGGTACCTGGTTGGAACATATACTTGAAATTTTTCCTCATCATACGAAAGATAAAAAACTTTTTGGTGATTTCTCTAAAGTGTTGGATAAATACGGAATAAATTATCGTATAAAGAAAAGTAATCCTTCCACACAAAGAAGTGATGGGGAATATGGATATCCGTATATATTCATATATGATACATGTTTTATTGACTGGCTTATAAGTATAGGATTCGGATATACAAGGGACAAGAAGATACCCGTTTCTGTATTTAACTTGCCGGAAGAGTTGAGATGTGCGTTTTTGAGAGGTCTGTTTTCGGCAGACGGTCATACATCTGCAAATATAATGGGTTATAAAACCCCTACTATTTGTTGTGTGAATAATGATTTGAGGCAAGATATATTACAATTATTATTAAGCGTTGGGGTTGCTGCGAGAGAGTGCAATAGAAGTAAAAGCAGATATAATGGCCCAGTAACACTTGTTATTCAAGATGTAATGTCTTTTGTTGATAAAATAGGTTATTTGCAAGACTATAAAAATGAAGGTATATCAAGAGGAGAAAGGACAAAGGGCAAATGGGATTTGGTGCCTAATTCCTTGGCTTTAGATATACTGGAAAACAACAGAGGAGGTGACATATCTTTCTCAAAGCATCATGTGAAAAAAGGTGGAAGGATAAGTAGAGGTAAATTAATAAGGGTTTTGACCGAGGCAGGATGTAATGTGCCGGAAATATTAAATTATCATTTCTATAAGGTAACGGACAATTCCAGACTTGTAAAGGAGAAGGAACAACTTTACGATATAGAGGTATTCAATGATAAGCATATATTTCTTGCCAATTATACAGCAGTTCATAACTGCCAGGGGTCTCAGCCTAAAGGGTTTATCAATATAAAGAATCCTAACATATCAAACAGTACATTGCAGGAGTTTAGGCAGGCATGGACACAGACGATGGCAGGCGTTTATAACAGTCACCGCACACCCGTTATAAACGGTATCGATTTGGAATGGGTTGATTTACAGAAACTTAGCAATCGTGATATGGAATTTAACGAATGGATAAAGTTTCTTATCATAATGACATGTTCTGTATATCGTATAGACCCGTCCGAACTTGGATTCAATTTCAAGGAAAGTCAGCAGATATTCGGACAGGACGGACAACGAGAAAGATTGAAGCACAGCCGTGAAAAAGGATTGAAGCCTTTATTGATATTCTTGCAGGGCGTCATTACAAAGTACATTGTGAGCGAGTTGGATGAAAACTACGAGTTTGCATTTACAGGAATAGAGGTGGAAGACGAAGAAGCACAGGTAAAACTGGATTCTGAAAAACTGAGTAGCGGCATGATTTCTATGCAGGATATATTTAAGAAGTACAACGGACGAGACTTTGACCCGGAAAAGGACATCATTCTTAACCAGGTGTACCAGGGGATGAAGCAGGCAGAAGAACAGAATAAAATGTTCGGAGCTTCACAGCCGGGGCAACAGCCGGAAGGCGTGCCAGAAGGGGACGAAGAAGACCCGTTTGCACAATATAAGTCATTCAATGAAAACCCTATAATGAAACCAGCAGTTGACTATTATTTGAAAAATCTTTACAAATAAGAAATTATGGAAACTTTCGATGATTTAAAGTTAGAAAGATATATAAACAAGGCTCTTTTAGAAAAGAGCTTCGGACGTACAGAATTGTATGATACGCTTTTGGAGATTGCAAAGGCGCAACAAGGCGTATATGTGAACAACGCGGTAAACCGGAAGCTTGGCATTGTTGGGCTGCCATACAAGAAAAGAAAGGCTACGGAGGAAGAGAAAGCCGATTTAACCAAGACAACAGAAGACCTTTATAAGGAAGGTAGTGCGTGGAAACGAGACAGACAGATTAAAGTACATAACAAAGTGAAGTCTGAATATCGGAAGAAAATGCTATTTGAGACAAAACCGCGTGCTTACTTAATGCTTGGCGGTGGTGGTTCGGGCAAAGGGTATTATCTTAAGAAGATGAAGGAGAAAGACCCTTCTATTGATAAACTTCCAGTTATTGATGTGGACGATATGCGTGACATGATACCGGATTATGAAAGGGTGAAGGGAATAGACCCAAAGAAAGCTTCATTCTATGTGCATGAGGAAGTATCGGATATAGGTAAAGCGATAGACAAGGAATATATAAAATCTAAATCTTCTTTTGTAAAAGATGCTGTATTTGGAAACCCGGCAAAACTTGAAAAATTGGTTGATGAATTGAAGGCACAAGGTTACGATGTCCATTTGGTAGGCGTGGCAACCGATTTCAGTACGGCTTTGGATAGAATACAGAAACGTTTTGAGAGAACGAAACGGTATGTTCCTACAGAAGTGGCGAAAAAAGGACATAAAGGAGCGTCCGAATCTTTCAAGAAAGTTATCGAAACTCCGTTGAAAGATAAATTCAAGTCCGTTAAATTGTATGACGGAAATTCCGATAATGGAGTGATTTATGATAACAAAGTGTTAAATCAAAAAGAACTTGATAGGTTTCTTAAAAAAATAGACTTATAAATTTGTTCAATTCTGAACAGTTTTGTATATTTGCATAGAAACTTAAAGAAAGGAGTAAAATTATGGCAAAGAAAAAGTACGGAATTGATATGACGGCTGACGAATGGTTTGAGATTGAAGAACGTGGAATGGGCGAAGGTTGGACGATGGAAGAAGTTGCAGCTTTAGGTCCAGAAGGTAGAGAGTTTCATAGAAGCGCTCCATATAATCCTTACTTCCCGAAACCAGATATGTCTATTTTTAACGAAGACCTTTATGATGGTTATAAGATAAAGAAGAATGTCGGAAAAGAAAGTTGATGGTATAAGAACCCCTTTGGTATCGCGTCTTATTGGAGTGAAAAGACACGTGAAAGACCCTATCAGATATCCGAAAATACAATGCGGTTATGAAGGTCTTGCACAGACCATGTTTGCTACACAGTCGGACGCGATGATAAAGGAGCTTGTAAAGGAAATGATTAAAACGGTTGAAAGATGATATTCTCACCGGAAGAGATACAAAAACTGTATGATATAATAGACTACCGTCTTGCAAAAATTGTAGCCGATGTAATGGGGGATGAACTGTTGACACCGGAAGACAAGTCCTTGTTAAGGCGGTATGGCTATAAATGGAGAAGGGAGATAGAAAAGTTACCACCCTATTTCCAATCCTATCTGTTTGGGAGATTGAGTGCGCAACTCACGCCAGCACAATTATCAACACTCAATTTTGACGATTTTACCAAGTATATAGACCGTCACCAATGGGCAGTTCTTACACCCCTGGAAAAGGAAGTGTATTATGCGGCAGCAACACGCACATATTCCTATATAAAGACGATGGGAGAACGGGCCAAAACGATAATGTCTAATGCCGTATCGGAAGAAGAGGTGAAAGCCCTTGTGGAGAAGCAGAGACAACTGGAGCTGGGAACGATAAAGAAGGAAATGATAGAAGGCGTTCTGAAAAAGAAGTCCGTGCAGAATATTGTCAGTAATATAGGGCATTCCTTGGAAGACTGGAACCGTGATTGGGGGCGTATAGTGGAAACCGAGATGCAGAACATCTATCAGACTGGGGTAGCCCAGCAGATAATGAAGGAACAGGGAGCGGACGCGCTTGTATATAAAGAGGTATTCAGTGGAGCGTGCCAGCACTGTATAAAGTTTTACACCACGGCAGGGATAGGAAGTAAACCGAGGATATTCAAGCTTATAGACCTTATAAACAACGGGGACAATATAGGGAAGAAAGTTAAAGATTGGAAACCAGTGTTAAATAGTGTTCACCCATTCTGTCGTTGTGACCTTAAGGAGGTACCTAAAGGTATGGTTTGGAATGACGAGACGCATTCGTTTGAACCGCCTAAAGAACCATACAAGAGACAGGTAGAGAGAAAGAGTAAAGTAAAAATATATGTTGGAGATAAAAAGTTTGAGGTATGAGGTTCGGATATAAAGGAGATGTAGAGGTGTTGACCCTACGGAAGACAAGGGTAACAAAGGAATATGTAAAGGAAAGCGCGGAAGAGGTGGATGTGTACAACTGGGAGATTGTCCCGGTACGTCTGGACCAGATAAAGGAGGATGAGTATGTATTACTCTATTGCATGATGAACAGTACGAACCTATTCAAGAAGGGGGTAAAGTGTATCGATTTCAAAGGCGAGATGGAAAATATTGTGTTAGACAATGGAGCGATAATTTCTGTATGTGAAGATGCAAAACATCTCGTTTTTACAATGCCGCATCAAGTAACGATACCGCTTGTTGATGAAAAGACATTCGATGAATGGACCGATGAAGATTGTTTTGGAATAAATAGCGGAAGCAGTCGAAGGGGTGCTGATAAGGAGATAGAACAAGGAGATGTAGAGGAATACATAAAATTCTATAATGATAATCCGGAATATATGCATATGGGTGTGAGAACGGTAAAGATAAAGGAAAGAGGATTATCATTATATGAAGGGAAACTGTATAACATAGAGGCTGGTCCCGAATACGCGCTTATAACTAAAAAAGGTTTGTTTTTGAAAACGGAGCATTGATATGATGGAAGGAGGGTTTAATACCGGGTTTGTGGAAATAAGGACGCTTGAAGGCGAGAAATTCCTAAAGGATATAAGGATTAATGAAGCCGTAAAGACAAGACATTCCTATACGCTTGCAAACGGTCTGCATGTACGCGAAATGAAGCCACGCGAATCAGTGTACAACATTTATTTTATCGCTGGTAAGGAAGGTGTGCTTAACAGAGTGTCTGGTGAACAGATGGTATGGACGTATGGAAAGAACTATCTTGTTCCGGTAAAAGTAAAGGAATTGAACATTTCCGACAGAATTGTTCTGTATGGGAACAAGAGGGGTAGGATTGACCGGATAGAAAAGGTGGAGACACTTAACAGGTATTTTTATAAGCCCGAATTGAAGAAAAACACTTCCTATTATATTGATAATGTCTGTATTTTTGGATAGATTGTGCAAATTTCGTATTTTAGCAAAAAATTTGTAGCTATGAATTTAAAGAAATTATTTCATTTACAGACAGCAGAACAAAAGGTGTCTGAATACAGGGAGTTGCTGAGACGCTCCGAAAAGATAGAAGCAAGAACAGAAGAGCTTGCAAACGAATTTGCCGAAAGAAGCCAGGTATTGAAAAGCTTCTCTCTGCTTGACAAGGACGAAAGAGAGATTTCGGAAGAGAAATACAACGAGTTCTTGAAGGAACATACTTCACGGGTTGCACAATTGCAGAAAGACAGGGACAAGGTTTTCAAGGCCATTGCCGCATTCCAGAAAGACGAAGATATAGCGGAAGCCATTGCGGATGTATATGCAGTTCATGTAGCAAAGAAAGCATGGAAAAGTAAGAAGCTTTCCAAAAGCGCATACGATGATATCATGAAGGCAAAGACCGGGGTAGTCAAGTATGCGGACGTGCTTTTGTTCAGAGGCGGTAAGTTGCTTATCTTACAGAGAGCAGGGGAACACATGAACTATACGCCCGATTGGTGCATACCGGGGGGACATGTGGACGAGGGAGAAGATTTCCGTACAGCCGCACAAAGAGAACTTTTCGAGGAGACCGGAATAGACGTTCCGGAAGATACTCTTATGGAGGTCGGTGTAGCCAAAACGAAGAATGCGGAAATTCATTATTTTATGGGGCACGTTGATGATGAATCCCCGGCTTTCGTGGTGGTTGACGGTGAGGAAGAAATCGGCAGTATGTGGATTGACCCGGATACCGAACTGGAAGACTACGACTTCATCTTTGACATGAAAGACAATATCAAGAAGATTTTGGGACTGGAAGTGCAACCCAGCCCGGTAGAAATCGTGATGAAGGCTTTCCAGGAAAAGAAGGTGACGGAAGACGTGGTAAAGTCCGTGTGCGAGAAATACCCTAAGGAGATACGGAAAGCGAACAACAAGACCGGTTTTTCACACAGTGAAAGAAAGGACTTGGCAAAGAAAGGAGAGGCAATGCCGAATGGGAAATACCCTATCAGAAATAGCCAGGATTTGAAGGACGCCATTAAGTTGTCCGGTGCTTCTGACATGCCAAAAGAAAAGGTTAAGGCGTGGATTAAGAAACGCGCTAAAGAGCTGGGTCTTGAAAGCGAATTGCCGGAAGAATGGAAAAGTAAGGAAGTTGAAAAGACGATGGACTGTAACGATGCGAATGCTATTTGCAAGGAAGATTTGGACGACAAGCCAAAAGGCCCGGAAGGTGACGGAATAGCAAAGAACGAGGAAACGGAAACTACGAACGAAGAAGCGAACAGCGAGGAAATAGAGAAGTCGGAAGATGGACTGACGGTTTCTATGAAGTTTTCTTCTGTGGAAGACGCGATGATATTCAAAAGTGTTATTTCCGAAATGATTCAAGAGGGGAAAGTGAAAGCCGATGTACTGGAAAAGGCAAAGAAGGAGGACGGTATGTATGCCGTATTTGCCGATTTCGCTAATTTCCTGGAAGGCGTTAAGACGCGTTCAAAAAATGTGCATTGGAAAGAGGAAGACAATGCCAAGCACAAGTATCTGGACGATTTGTTAGAGGAGCTTTCCGACTATGAAGATAAGATAATGGAAGCCGGACAAAGCGGTTTCGGCCGTTTCAAGGACGGGGAGATAAACGGTGAAGAAATAGAGGTCAATGACCCTATAGAATTGGTTGACCTTATTATAGACCGCACAAGGGAATTCTATTCCAAGCTTGACAATAACCCCGAATATGCCGGGGAAAAGTCGTGGGTGGAAGATTTTATGGCAACACTCAAACAGACGAAGTATCGTTTACAATTACATTAATTGTTGGGGAGGGGTGTAATCACCCCTTCTTTTTTATTAAGGAAAGAGTATGAAAAGAGATATATTGAAAAGCATGTTGTGTGATAAGCTGGAAAAGGCAGTGTCGCACAAGTATGTACGGAAGGAGCCGGACGGAAAAGGCGGTTTTCGATACATATACACCGAGAAGGAAAGAGAATCGACAAACCAGGTCATTAACAGAAGCGGTGACAAGTCCATAGAGAAGACCGGAACGAACCCGGCAGCAGTTACCAAGGGGTTAAAAGCATGGCTGAACAAGAATAATATAGACTACGATTACAATAAGGCGAAAACAACTGCGAGCAGCTATTTTAAATTTGAGACAGGGAAAGGAAGCTATGAGATACGTGTTTCCAATCATACCAAAGCGAATGCAAACGATAAGGGAGGTATAGATATCCAGCTCTACGATTTAAACGACGGGTTTAGTGTTGATATAGATACGGCATACGGGTTCACTTCCAAGGATATTCAGAATATCATTAAAGACGCTGAAAGGATAAATGGGGAAGTCCACAAGAATGAGAAGTTAAAGAAGATGCTGGAGGATGAAACCCTATTGGAGAGATATTATAATGAAAGGTATATACCTTCCAAGCATACAAAGTTTATTGAAGATGTTGTTAACAGTATTGGAATAGAAGAATCGGAGTTTGGGATATTGGGAGATATTGTAAATAATATGTTCGACCAAAGTTTACACAAAAGCGGTGTATATAAAAAGATGGTTGAGGAAAGAGAGAAGAAGATACAAGAACAAAAGGAGAAAGAGGCGAAAGAAAAAGAAAGCAAGAAGGAGAGAAGGGACAGGGTGATGGAAGAATTGAACAACCATATATTCAAGCAGGAAAATTCAACCACACCACCAGAAGAGTTCGAGAAGATTGTACAAGAAAGAAGTAACGGAAGGGCAAAGGGCTTTACGGTAATTGGAGAACTGGGAGAAGGAGACAGAAAGAAGTATTTCTATGAATGGGCGTACCCGGTACCGGAAGGTAAAAAGAATTACACTAAGCCTTCTGATAAGTTCGTAGATAACTACCTAAAAAGTAAGGATGAATAATTTTTGCATAAAGTTTGGCTATTTGCATAATAATTCATATTTTTGAATCGGTAAATACGTAAATAAATTTTATTCGGCATAAAATGCTGATTATAAGATATTTACATAAAAGCGTTTATTTTAATTCGTTGTGTCACAGATTATTAAAAGATGTTTGAAGTAGATTCAAAATTTAATTTTTTCACAGAAGCAAACTTTGAAAAATCAGATTTCAATCCTATGGATTACCCGGTAGGGGATGATAGAAGATACGAAAAAATGATTTTTGAAGGTTTGGCATCCGATTCTTCCATAGATTCGGAGGATGAATCTATGAATCCCAACGGATTTGTAATAGACCGCTTTTTAAAACACGGTCTTATTAATTTGGACCATTTGCCGTCAAGAAGTCCTATCAATAAATCAAGGTTCTGGATAGGACATCCATTAGACGCATATGTAAAGAATAACAAGTTCTACGTGCGTTGCCAGTTATGGAAGAAATCACCGGAAGCAAGAGCGTTTTATGACAAGGCACTGGAAATGCTTGCAAGCGGTACAGACCGGAAGCCGGGTTTCTCCGTTGAAGGAAGAGCACTTGAAAGAGACAAGAACAATCCTAAAAAGGTGACAAAAGCGCTCATAACAAACGTAGCAATGACAATGACGCCCGTAAATGCAAATTCGTTTGCCGATATAGTAAAGGGCGTGCAGACAGTAGATTTCGTAGAGGACAATAAAGAAGAAATTAACAACGGTTCTAATAACGTTCTTGTAGAGCTACAGAAGGACGGATATAATATAAAAATAGACAAATCTTTCAACGTTACCATTAACCCTATCATAGTGGAAAGAGACGAAAGATTTCAAGAGCTTTATAATTATTATCTGAACGGTAATGTAGGATTGAACGTTATAAAGGACTATTTGAGAACCGTTAATAAATAAGTTTGTACACAATTAAAAGTTTAATAAAGATGGACGAAAAATATTTGAACGACCCTATCGTATCTCTGATGAAGTCTATGGGATTTTCTGACGAGTACATTATGGCGAACGTGAAAATCGAAAAGTCTGAAAACGGAGCAGCAGCAGGAGACCATGAATCCGAAACCAAAGAGGAAAAGGATATCAACAAGTTGGAAAAGGAAGCCGTAAAGGACGAAGAAAAGGTGAAGGAAGACGAAAAGAATACTGCTAAGGATAAGAATGCAGAAGACGAAAAAGTGGAGAAATCCGACAAGGAAGACATCATGAAATCATTGGGTTCTGTATTTGCACCTTTGATGGAGAATTTCCAAAAGTCTATTGACAAGTTCCAGGAAACAGTGGATGGTATTAACGACAAATTGGACAAAATGTCTGGCGTTACTCCTATGTTCCGTTCAGAAGGACTTAACAATATGACAGCTATTCAGAAATCTTTCGAGGAAAGAAAGGACGAAGCAGGTAAATACGAAGTTAATGTAGTGAAAGACAGACCTATGGCCGTAAAGCTTATTGAAAAGTCTTTGGAAGAAGCACCGGAAGATATCGCTAAGTCACTGGAAAGTGATGCACTTGCATACCTTATTAATCCGGACGCTGAAACAGTGGGTGAAAATCTTGCACGTTACATGTACGAAAAGAATGGTGTAAAATTCGTGAAATAAACTCTATTAAATAAAAAGAATATGGATTTGTATAATTATAGCAATCAAAACGGTACTGGCGATGTACTGGGCGGCATGGATTCGGCAGAAATCTTGAAAGCGATGGAAGCAGGTCTTAAGACCGGAATGCAGTATAACAACGAAATCAACAATGGTGGTGGTTTGAAAGTTGAATCCCTGGATTCAGTCTTGAAGATTCTGGGCAACCGTATGAACCAGTTGGTTTATTATATGGAAATGCCTAAACATAAGATTGACAACACTGTACACCAATACAACCAGTTGTACAAGTATGGTGAGGAAGTCGGTATTTTCAACGCAGAAGGTGAAACTCCGCAGGAAACCGATTCTCAATACAGACGTAAATCAATCGTAACCAAGTTCATGGGTGTTTCCGGACAGGTTACACATCCAGGAATGTTGGTTAAATTGGCTGGCAATATGGACATGTATCAGAAAGAAGTCGAGAATAAGACTATCCTTCTGAGTACCATTATCGACACACGTCTTGTTGACGCTGATTCTTCTTGTGTAGCCGAGCAGTTCGACGGTGTTTTCCGTCAACACATGTTGGGTATCAACGAAATGGACGGTGGCACGGCAGAAGGTAAGACTTCTGAACAACTGTTAGACGGTTATTTCAACAGTCCGGCAGTTATCGACGCACAAGGTTCTGTGTTGAATGACAGTCTGATTCAAGACGCTGCAAACGTTGTAGTGAACGTTTATAACGGTTATATCGACCGCATCATTTCTAACCCGATTGTGTTCAACAACTACGTTAAGATGTTCCACGAAAGCAAGCGAGTTATTGTAGGTCTTGCTGCCTCTGTAACTGGTGCAACAATGGGACAGTCTGTAAACGACGTTACAACTCAGTTCGGTAAGATTAACATCAAGAATGACCGTTTCTTCGACGAACGCAAGCCTATTATGGTAGGCAAGGGCGCCACAAGTGCAAAAGCCCCGGTTACTCCGGTTGTTGGTACTGCCATTAAGGTTAACGCAGCCGATACTAAGACTAATTTCGGCAACCATGCTGGCTCTTATGGCTACTTGGTAACGGCAAAGAATCGTTATGGTGAATCTGCACCTCTGAATATCATATCTGATGGTGCCAAGGCTGTAGCTGCTTCTGAATCAGTAGAATTTGGCTTTACTGCTGGCGTAGGTGGTGCATATCCGGCTACTTGCTTCGTGGTATACCGTACCAAGAAGAATGCAGTTCTGAATGCAAACACTGAATACTATCCTATCTTTGAGGTTCCGGCTTCACAGATGGCAACAGGTTATGACGGTGCAGCCGCAAATTGTGTACGTGACCGCAACCGTATCATTGCAGGTACCAAGTCAGCTTTGGTATACTACAATGACAGTCAGATTAACGAATACTTGCAGTTTGCAGACACCATGAAGATGGACTTTGCCGTTACATCTCCGAGCAAACGTTTTGCAATTTTGAACTACGGTACCCCGGTATTGTATCAGCCAGCAAAGATTGTACGTATCGTTAATATCGGTGAAGAAGGCTTGTAATTAGCTTGATATAAATTTATATGTTTAAGAAGTGAAAAGTGAAAGGGAGGGAGTAATTGAACTCCTTCCCTTTTTGTTTAAAAAATTTTGTATTATGGAAAAGGTAATTTTAAAAAGTCGGGTGTATAACAACCATAGAATTGTGCTTAATGGTGGCCCGGTACAGTTTGTTAACGGTAGAGCGGAAGTATCGGAAGAACTCTATCAAGAAATAGTAAGCCGTAAACTTCCCGATATTTACAAGGAAGGTGAGGAACCGGAATTCAAAACACGTCTTGAAGAAAAGCTTCGTTCAGAAGTGAAAGAAGGAAACAAGGAATATGAAGAGGAAATAAAACGTCTTAAGAATATCGTCGAGGCGCAGAAGGTTGAAATTTCCAAGAAAGAAAAGGAAATTGAAGTATGGAAGAAATGCGTCGAGGACTTGAAGGCAGGAAACAAGGAAACGCAGGCAGCAGCCCCCGAACCGGAAACAAAGCAGGAAGCCTCTATTAAGGAAGAAGAGGACGACGAGGTGAAGACGGCTCTTAAGAAAATGAAGGTGGACGAACTGAAAGAGCTTGCAATGACAGAAGACGGAGGTTCTTTCAAGGAAGAAGACCTTAAAGGCAAAAAGAAAGAGGAAATTATAGATATGATTTTGTCTAAATAAAAATACTTTACAAGGATGGGTCAATTAACTTTTACGATAAAATACAAGAAAAATTCCGGACTTGTGCTGTCTGTAGCCGAGATATGGCAGACATACCTATATGGGATAACCATTGATGGAGGGCAGGGAGCATCATTTACGGACGAATCCATGCGTTTCTATATAGAATCAGCACAAAGAGAGGTTGAAAACTGGTTCAACTTGAAATTCTGTAAACAGTTAATTGACCAGTCTTTGACTTATTATCAGAAGGACTATTGGCAGCAATTCCCTATATTGTTCCCATCTTATCCGGTAAGGAAGCCGTTAAGCATGATTGGGATGCTCAATAAGATAGAGCAGATTATATACCCCCAAGGCTGGCTGTCATGCGAGTATGACAGTGGTATGGGACAAGGGAAAAGAAGGCTGAGTGTTGTTCCTACGGGGTCTTCCACGACACAGGGAAACGCGGAAATCATATTGACGGGTATAACGTCACAGATAGGTATGCAGCGTTTCCAGTATATACCGGATTATTGGAGGGTACAGTATATAACCGGATGGGATGTGGACCAGATGCCTATGGACTTGATTAATCTGTTAGGAAAACTTGCATCTTTTGGACCAGCTTCAATTGCAGGTGATTTGATTCTTGGTATTGCAGGTGTTTCCGGACAGTCTTTAAGTATAGACGGATTAAGCCAAAGTATAAGCACTACAGCTTCTGCAACATCTGCCGGATATTCCGCACGTTTACTTCAATATCAGAAGGAAATAAAAGAAACTGTAGGAAGATTGAAGTTAGTGTATGACGAGGTTAAATTTGCAGTATTCTAAGGTATGAGCGAGACAAGAAACATATTACAGTCCCCGTCTTCCGGATTGAGTAATTTTAGACCGGAATTTTTCAAGTCGGAATTTGACAAGGCGATACAAGCCAAAGGTTACGACGTGGAGATAATGCGTGCTTTACGTTGTCCGTGTCATGGGAAAGAATCTGCATTGCCGGATTGTCAGAACTGTTTCGGTACGGGATATTTCTATGTGAATGCGATACACACAAAGGCGCTGATAACAGGGATTAATTTTACCGACAAATACAAGTCATGGAGCCAGGAGCTTTTAGGTACAATGGCAGTAACGGTGAGGGATATAGACAAGGCGAATTTATCCTATTATGACAGGATATCTTTCAGAAATGAAATATCGTATTTTTCTGAAAATCTTCCTATAAGATACGATGATATGGGACAGCCGTTTGTGTTCACTACATACAAGCCAGTACAGGTATTGGCGATGTATCTGTTTGAGGCTTCAAACAAACCCCTTGTAAAGACGGATAAAGGACATATAAGCGACGTTAACCCCTATTGTATCATATTGGATATGGAGATAGATGCTTTGCCCGAAAACGGTTTTGTGTCGGTATATTACAAGCATAACCCGGAATACCATGTTATAGACTTGCCGCATGAGATACGCGCTTCATGGGCTACCGACAAGAAAAGCGGACAACTTAATAAGATAGAGCTTCCGGTTCAAGCCATTGTAAGAAGAAGCCATCTTATAGCGATGGAGAAACCTAATTTTGATGGTAGCGGTGTGATATATAATGAAGACATATAATTTGCTTCTTTGAAAGAAAATGTTTAGATTTGTACACTTTTAAACATTTTGTATATGAGAGCGAAGAAAGTTTTGGAAGTCCTTGGTATAAGCCGGGCAACATTATCCAATTATGTAAAGGAAGGAAGGATAAAGACCCACAATTCCGCTACACAATGGATAGATTACGACGACGAATCCGTATATGCGATTGCATCTAAAGGACAAAGAAAGAATGTAATATATGCAAGGGTTATGAACAAACATAACCTTAACAAGCATATAGAAGCATTGGAAAGGTATTGTAGGGAAA